ATGACCGCCGAAACCGTCGGCTCCATGATCGAGCGGGGCGCGAAGATCATATGGGAGTGTGAAGTCGTCCAGATCGGTCACGGCGGCCCCGTCGATCTTGCTGCTGTGGCGAGCGCCAAAGGCGAAGACTTCACCCTAGCGAACAGGCGGCCCGCCTGCCGCGTCGAGGGCTGCCCCGGTCGAGTTCGGTTCATGGACAAGACGAGCACCTGGCCCCGCCAAGTGGACACGATCACCGACATGGATCGGATCTGGTGGGACTACACCGCAGCAGAGAATGAGCGGCTCAAGGCTCTGGGATGGTGGCTTGAGATGGGGAAATGGCGGCCGCCGCCGAAACCGGTCTATGGGCAGGGCCTCAACGGCAAAACGCCCCCGGCAGTTAAACCGAGGGCGTCTGTGGCGGGCGGCCTCACCCTGGGAACGTAATAGACCGCCCACCGAGCGGGGTGGCGCATATTGCCGGGCCACCACCCTCATAAGCCGGCTCTGCTGCGGTTAACTCCAGCAGTGACCATCGGTTCCTGTGAGCGGAATAAGACGAAAGCCGCCCCGGTCTCCCGGAGCGGCCTCGATAGCGGAGCCGAGGCTCGACGCTCTGCTGATTTCCAATCAAGGGGTAAAGCGGCTGAACCCCCCGCCCTTATTGGATTTGGGGGTGATTTCCTCCGACCGAATGACTATCGCTCTGACCGATAGTCATTGCTGATACCCCCGGATTATTCGGAGGTTTAGCCCGGTCGCGGAGGCGGCGGACAATCCAGCCCTCGCATCCCCATCGTGTCGAAGAATCGGCAGAGCCGCGACACCCGCGCCCACCCTTCCTCGCCCCAGGCTTCTACGGCGTTGTCGTATTGCTCGCCCGCGATGCGGCTGCTCAGCACGTCGTCAGGCGGGACCGGCTTGGGCTGGACGATCAAATCCGTCGCAGTCGGGAAGGCTCCGACCGGCTTCGCGCAACTGGCGACAGCGGCGCCTAAGCTCGCGATCATCAGGGCGGCTGTCAGGGATCGCTTCAGCGGCATGGTCTCTCTCCTCTTGCCGGTTGCGGATGGTGGTCGTGTCGGCTTCGCGCTCGATAGCAGCGGTTTCCCGCGCGCCTGAAGCCTTCGCCTCGGTCTTCTGGGTCTGGACAGCCTGACGGTCCCGTTCGCCCTGTGCGCCCCTGTGGGAGCAATAGGCTCCGGTCACGACGAAGGCGGCGATGATGGCGACGATCAGCCAGCCGGTCGGGCTGAGCAGGCGCGGGATGGAGCGGAGGAAGGCGAGGGTGTCGATCACAGGATCAACGCCTTGGCCTTCGCCGTCAGAGCGATCCGGTCGGCTTCATGGTTGGAGGGTTTGTCGGACTTCGGATTGCCCCGGTTCACCCCGCGAGAGCAGGCCACGGCGTCGTCCCGATCTGCATAGGTGTTCAGCCCCATGCGTGACCAGAACAAGGTGCTAGCCATCAACCCGAGAGACGGAATCGACAGCAGATGCGGATTGCTCTCCAGATCAATGCCAAGGGCCCGGCCGTCCCGCCGATAGTTGGCGCGGCCCGTGGTCTGAATGGGTCCGCGTCCCTTATAGCGCTTTCCGTCGCCCGGTTGGGTGTTGCCCAGGTCGGCGCGTCCCTCATAGTCCGCGCCGCTGGCGATCTCCTCCATGTATCGGAAGCTGCCGCTCTCGTGCGCGCATTGACCCATGAAGTGCGCTAGGCGCAGGCCGCTTTCTAAGATGCCGTAGGTTCGAAAGTGGACGTTGGCGGCGAGGCCGAGTTCGGCAGCGATGGCAGGCGCGGCGCCCATCCGTGAGAAGAGAGCAGTCAGGGTGCCGGCGCCTATGATCCCGTCAACCGGGACACGCTGGTTCGTCTGCAATCGACGGGCGTCGAGCATGGTCAGTCTCCAGATTGTGAGAGTGAGATTTCGCGGCTAAGGCGAAGCCGTCGCGGCTCGTGCCCGAACTGCGTCAGGCGGCCCGGCTGGGCGAGGACATCAACGGCCGGGCCGCAAAGCTATAGGGAACACGGAATGGATGACGGGACGCTGGAGCGGCGCGCCATGGGCGCGGAACAGCTGATGACGGCGAAGATCACCGAGTTCGCGGCCCACCTGACGGCGGGTGATCGATCGGCCGCAGAGCGTGCCCGAACCGAGGCTATTGCGGCGCTGGAAGTGCACCTGGACCTGACGGATCAGCTGATCACGCAGACTTTCGCCTGATCGAGGCTCGGGCCGCGCCGGGCCTGATCGACGAGCAACAGCGCCAAAATCATCGTGACAGGAGACGATATCAGCATGGACCGTCACTTGATCTTCCATGGAGCAATGACGCCAGTCGCTGCTCGAAATACGCAAATCTTGATGGTGGGCGCCCTCCGCGAAGGCGCGACCCGCATCGTGCTTCACATTTGCAGCGGAGGCGGTGATGTCGTCGCCGGCGTCGGGCTCTACAACTTCATTCGAAGCTTGCCGTGGCGTGTTGATACCCACGCTTTCGGGCCATGCGACTCTATAGCAGCGACGGTGTTCATGGCAGGCGCCGCGCGGACTTGTCTGCCGATCAGCGCCTTTGTGCTCCACGGGGCAACCTATTCGGATGGCCCAAAAATCGGGCAACGCGCCCCCAATACGGACCTGATCGGCGCGCCCTTCAGGGAAATTCTTGGGTGGGGTGATCAGCAGATCGATCACTATTTTGGAACAGAAGATCGGCGGCTCCTCCCGCAGGAGGCCCTGACGCTTGGTATTGCGACGTCTGTGCAGCAGTTCCCGCTTCCCATGGACGCCAGTGCGATCGTCCATGTTGCGATGCCTGCCTGAGAGAGGCGCAGCCGTTGATGCGGCAGTCGGCCGAAGAGCAGCCGCAGGCAGACGACGTCTGTGCTAGAGTTGTCATGATGATTACTCGCGTGGAAAGATGAGGCGAACGGCGTTCGCGAACCCGGTTCGTCAGTCGGCGGACGGCGAGGCAGGCGGGACCGGGTCGATGCGGATCAGTCGGTCGTAATCGGGCGCAGGTTCGGCGAAACCCGAGACCACCTTCTCCAGAGAGCGCTCCACGACCGGCGGGACCGTCTCCGCCACCGCTTCCTTCATGTCCTGAACGTCGGCGGCCCGCGTCTCTGCCCGCCGCACCTCCAGCACCTCGCGCCCGTCGTGGACGAACATGCTGATCAGCATGGCGGTCGAGGTGACGGCGGCGAACACGAAGAACCAGGCGACCGCATCCGGCACATGCGCGCCGCCATAGATTTCGAGGATGACGAACACCGTCACAAGCGCCACGACATCCATCAGTCGTCGCACGATCCAGTTGCTGGCGTAGGAACTGCGCACGCGCGGCGAGACGATCTCAGCGCGGGCGAAGACGGTCAGCCCGACCACGCCAGCGGCGATGACGGTGACGATATCGACAGGGGTCATGGGTTGGCCCTCGTGCCGCCCAACCAGCGCAGGGCCAGATCGCGAAGGGTGGCGGGGTTGGACAGCAGTTTGACGGCCCCAAACAGACCAGGCGCGAAGCGCCACGCCCCCATCCCGATCCCGAAGCCGATGGCTCTGAGGTCGGACGGGTTGATGTCTGGCGCCAGTCGCAGGGCGATGGGCGCGGCCCAGAACCGGGCGACCAACGCGCCGACGACGACGGCGAACACGCCCTCGATCACCGCGCGCATGATCTCGCGCGAGGTCGCCGGTTCGGAACCCAGCGACACCACCCCGACGTGGACCAGGGCGGAGACGATGCCGCCCGCCGCGCCCGCCAGAAAAATCCAGTCGGGGTCGATCCGGTCCGCCCCGATGACGCCGGCATAGGCCGCTGCGCTCAGGATCAGGTTCAGCAGCGCGCCGATCCCGAACACGGTGAAGGGTTCCGCCACCCAGCGGATGAAACGAGCCATGGAGGTCTCCGAATGTCAGGCCGTGGTCGAACAGCCGTTGGGCGGCTTTGACGAAGTCAGGGCTGCGCAGCTGCTGGCGCATTCATGGCCGCAAGACTGCGGACGCGATCGTCCAGGGTTTGCAGCACTCGAGCCGTGCTGAAGGCGAGGTTGGGCAGGCTGGGATCGATCTCCGCCAGGGTGGTGTAGTTGGCGCGCAGGACGCTGATCAGGGCGGCAACCCTGCCGTCTTCCGCCGTCGATCCCAGGCCGGCGTCGGTGAACGGAGTCAGTGTGGCGCGCACCGACGCTTTGCGTTCGGCGGCGGCGGCGGCGTCCGCTTCGGCCACCATCTGGCGGGCGGCGGCGATGTCTTCAGGCGTGGGTTGGGTCTTGGCCATGTCCGGCCTCCTTTTCGGTGAGGGTGGTTTGAAGCAGGATCAGGTGATCGGGCGTGTGATCGACCGTGACCTGAAACAGATTGTCGTTGGGCGCGCGGACATCGACGACGATCCAGCGAGAATCGTCATCACCCTTGCGACCCTCGAAGCCTTCCAGCGAGCCGGGCTCGACCAGAACGGGTTGGCCGCTGGAGGACAACTGCACGAAGGTTTCAGCGGATCGGCCGGCGCGGAACAGCTCTGCCCGCACATCTTCGGTCGATTGCGCCAGGTCGAAATAGCTGGAGGTGCGGTGACGCGACACGATGTAGCTGAGCGCGCCATCCTCGCCAGCTGAGTGCGGCGCAAGGACGACGACCGACCCGGCCGGCAGGTTCAGCGCCATATCGTCGGACTTGATGAGGGACGCGTTCGCCATGGAGGTTCCTTTTCGCTGTTGGGGTGGGGTTCAGCCGCCGACATCGGTGACGTCGATGATCAGGGGCGGCTGGGCGATACCGATGTCTCGGCCGCTGTAGGGCGGACCTGACGCGCCCGTGACGACCCCTCCGTCGATCACCTTGGACGCGGCGAACACCTTTCCGTCGGCGTAGTAGAAGCCGTTCCCGGTGACCTCGTATTGGGTCGAGGGATTGTTGAAGTCGTCGTTGAAGTTCTCGCTCATCGTTGAGGACACGAAGCCAACGACGGCATGGCGACGGCCGGACGCCTGGGCGGCTGGAATGTTGACGAACGGTGTCGCGGTCGAGAAAACGACCACCTGTTGCGCTTCGTCCCAGAACGTCAGGCCCATGCCGTCGTGCGCGATCTGCATCCGGTCGATCACGAAATAGTCGAACGCCCAGTCATTGTTGGTCGAGAAGACGTAGATCCGAAAGGTGAAGGCATCGCCGTTCCGCCGCGTGCTGAAGATGCCCCCCAGCTTGTACGGATTGCCAGTGACGGGGTGCAGCGTCGAGGGAACGCGAACGGCGATCATGGGCGAACGGCCGTTTATGGTGATGTCGATAAACTTGGCGGTGAAGAATGGGAACTCAAGCCCGAAATCGAGCGCTGAGGACGGCACCGAGGCGCGGGCCGTATGGCCGATCACTGGCCAGCCATTGCTGTCGAACTGGCGCACGCCGTCCGGCGTGTTGAAGAAGAAGCCGGCCATCAGCGGTCGCCCCAATAGACCTGGACCGTCGCTCCGGCCGCCAGCGTCAGGCTGTAAGTCCAGGTGCCGTCACCATTGTCGAAACAACCGCCGCGCACATCACCCCAGGGGAAGGCGGACATCCACGACCGCTTGCCTGGACCAGTTGGCACCCCGATGGTCTGGGTGACGGTTCCCGGTCCGCTATGTGCGGCCGTGCCCGTGATGCGGCCGGGACGGCTGGTGGTGTCGAATAACACCGAGCCGTCCGGACGCCAGATACGCAGGCCCATCCGTCACCCCAGCTGATAGGCTTGCTGGCCATTGGCGTACCAGCCCCGGATCGTCTTGCCCTCGATCCACATCCGTTCGCCGGTCTGACCACTGCGGATGGTGGTCGTGCCGTCCTGCGCGACGATGAACCGGTTATTGAAGTTCATGCTTCCGCCATTGACCTCGACATCGCCGAAGAACTTGGACTTGCCGTTTTCAATCCGCAGCGCCTCGACCGCCTCGCCGTTAACGATGTTCCGCAGCCGCACTTTCGTCGCCGTGATCGAGGCGTCTGAGCCGGTCGGCCCCGCTTTCAGCGAGATATCAAACGGATCACCGCCCGCGCCGCCGGTGACGCTGAACTCGACCGATGCCATCCGGGTCGCCACATCGGCAGCGACGGCGGCGGTGACGTTGAGCTGCGCCGCCAAGGCTGGGACCGCCCGATCACCTTCCGACATAGACGTCAGAGCGGTGCTATACCAATCCAGCGACTTGGTTTCGTTGGCGCCCTGCGGCCCGAAACCTTCAGCCCACCGAGACATGAGGTAAAGCTGAATGCTGGCGGTGTTTGGGGCCAAATCGATCCGCTTTGTGAAACGATAGATCCGACCGTCGCCGGAGCCGCTGCCCGCGACGTTTCCGCCCGTGTCAGGATCGGTGGCGAAGCGCAGAATGCCCCCATCGGCGATATAGCCGCCGTTCCCATCCATGCACTGGATGAGGACGCCTGCACCTTGAAAGCCGGTTCCGGTAGCACCGCCGTTCGGGATGGCGATTTCGACCTCTAGGTTATACGCCCCAGCGCCCCTGAAGCCGCTGATGACTTGCTTCATCCCCAGGCTGCCCATGCTGGGGACGTAGTTCATGCGGGTGAAGCGTCGCCCGTTCCATCCGCTGCCGGATTGAATGTTGGTCGATCCGGTAGCGTTGGTCCAATCGTCCCAGCCGGTTGGTCGATCCTGTCCCGCGGGCCAGTTCAGGAACCTACCATTGTTGATGACGCTGGCGTTCGCTCCAAGCGAGGCGGCGAGGTTCGCGCTGATCGACGCTGACGAAGCTGACGCGCCGGCGTTGGCGGCTTGGGTAAGCGCGGCGGCGGCTTGGGAAATCGATACATCCCGAGCCGCTTCCGCGTCCTGCTTCGCCGCCTCCGCCGTCGAGGCGCTGACACCGGAACTTACGGATGCAGCGTTCGCAGTGGCGGCTGAACTGGCGCTCTGATCTCGATAGGCCAGCGCGTGCCCGGCGGCGGTTTCAGCAGTATTGGCGGACCCGCTGGACGACGACGCAAACTCGCCAGCCTGATTTCTAGAGGCAAGGGCTTGGGCCGCATTTGTCGCTGATGCCGAAGCCGCTGCGCTTGCGCCGTCGCGGGCAAGTTCAGCCGCCAGTTTCTCCGCAGTCGCCGCAGACGCGCTTTGACCCGCTTCATCCGCCCTGGTTGACGCAACAGCAGCCGACGCGACAGAGGCGGTCGCCGCCGCCGACGCGGTCTTCTCGGACTCGATGTCTTGGGTGTCCAGCGAGAGGATCGCCGTGACACCGACACGGGAGATCACACGCAAAAGCGTCCGCGTCCAAGCGGCCTCGGCGGGCGGCGGGTGATCCACGGAAAGCAGCACGACACCGTCCGAACCCGATGGGTTGACGCCAGCGAGCTCTTCGCCGCCCAGGGGGTTTCCAGATTCGTCCCAATACCACGCGAAGAGCGAAACGAGGTTCTGCGATGCGTCGCCGCCCTCGGCCATGCGCTTGATGCGGGCCGAATACCGGAAACGGTGTCCTACCGGTCGAGCCAGCGCCTTTGCGGTGTTGATATGGACGGCTGATCCGAAGTTGTTGACCTCAACGGTCGAGTTGATCGGATAAATCTTCCCTGGATTGTCGGAGAGGACTTGGCGCAGGTTCGGGGCGCCGTTCAGCGTCGAAAGGTCGTTTACCGAAAACGCATCCGGCGACAGGGCAGGAGAGGTCGCCAGCGGCGAGTTGGCCGATGACGCCGCACCGAACGCGGACGACGCCGACAAAACCGCCTGACTTGCAGCGGTCGAAGCCGACCCGGCTGCATTGCTCTCTGACGCCGCCGCGCTAGAAGATGAGGCCGAAGCTTGGCTCGCCCACACTTCGGCGTTTCCGGCCTGAGTTTGGGCGTTGAGGGCTTGTTGTGTCGCGGCAGCGGCCTGCTGACTGGCCGCCGTTTCTGACGCGCTGGCGTTCGATGCCGACTGCGCCGAGGCCGTCGCCTTTTCCGTCGCTATGTCGCGGGCAGCAATCGCTTCCAGTTTTTGCGCGGTCGAGACGGCCGCCGCCGCTTCCGCGTCAGTGACAAAGCCGGAAGCCTGATTTCGATAGTTGAAGGCCGCGCCGGCAAATCCTTCGGCCTCACCGCGAGCCGTGGCGGAGAGGCCGGCCTGTTCCGTCGAAGTCGCCGCAGCACTCGATGCTGTCGTCGCGGAACCCGCCGATTGATCCGCCCAGATTTGAGCGTTTCCGGCCTGCGTTTCAGCGTTGAGGGCTTGTTGAATCGCAACTGCTGCCTGTTCACTGGCTGCAGCGGAAGAGATCAGGGCATCGGCTTTGGCTTGCGTGGCGACAGCAGCCTGTTCAGCGGCTTGGGCCGCGCTGGCTGCCGCGCTGACGGTGTCTCCAAAGACCTCTTCCAGATCCGCGACGGCCGCCGCGTTCGTCGCCGAAATCTGCTCGACGCCAACGAGCCTATCGGTGATCTCGGTGACCGCGATCCGCACCGGGCTTTCCGGCGACAGGTCGCCAGCGATCAAATCCGGCGCCGTGAATGGCCCGAAGACCTCGCGCTCCGAATAGTTCTGGTTACGCTGATACTGGATCGCGATGAAATAGGTCGCGCCGGGTTGCAGCCCATCGATCGGGATGTTCGTGACCGTCGGCGGTCCCTGATAGGCCTGCTTCCATGGGCCGTTCGCGCTCGGGCCGGTCTCCACGATGATGGCCGTGGCGGTCGAGTTCGACACGAAGCCCGTCAGATCAAAACCGGGGAGCTGCGCACCGTTCGAGGGCGGACGCGGGGTAATGGTCCAATCGCCGGCGCCGGGTGGCGTGACGAAGAACGGGTCGATGGGATCGAGCTCTTGGGCTGGCGGCGGACTGCCGGTCTGGCCGTAGGCGTAGGGGTATTTGCCGTCGGTCTCGGTTTCGAAGGTGACGACAACCGTGTCGTTCTCGGTGTCGTCTTCAACGTCGAGGACGAAGCACTTCAGATTCGACAGAGCAAAGTCGGGCTCATCGAAGATGAAGGTGTTGCCCGGCTCGGGGTCCATGTAGGGCCGCAGCGGCACTCGGCCCTTGATACCCTCCCGGCTATTCGAAATCTCCAGGCTGGCCAGCTCGCGGGTCTGCTTCGGATCGACCACGAAGGTGTAGTCGGCGCCGCGCGTCCGCTTCACCGCGACACCCTGGCCATCCTCGATCTGCCATTCGGTCGCCGTGACCTCCGGCAGCGCCGTCATTTCCCATTCGTTGGCCTCGGACCAGAAGCGAGGCCTGACGGTGTTGAAGCGGTTCAGCTTGGACGAAGCAGTGTCGATTTCGACCGGGCCGGCTGTGTCTCTGGCGCGGACAGTGAAGACCGGCGCGCGCGGCGCGGCGCGGTGGATGAAGGCGATCTGACCGGCAATCTCGGCGTAGCGGCCCCCAGCCGCCTTCAGGAAGCCGTCCAGCACCTGGGCCTTGTCGTCGTCGGTCGAAGGCCAAGCCGCCGAAGTCCAGCCGTTCGCATCCGCGATGTTGGCGGCTTCCACGACGGTCGTCAGGCGGATGCTCTCGACCTTCGCACCGATGCCGCCGACCTGATAGTCGACCTGAGGCGCGCCCTTGCCGTTCGGTCCTTCCCAGAGGCCGAGCGCCCACTTCAGGGCGAACAGGATGGGGTTCTGCGTCCAAACCCACGTCGAGGGATCGTTAAGTCGGCAGGAGCCGGCGCCGCCCGGATAGGTGCTGTCCTGGCGCGGATCGTAGCAGAACAGGCCTTCGATGGTGGTCACGAAGGCCGGGATTTTGCCCTCGTAGGCCGATCGCTTGGAGTTCTCGCCGAGGGTGACGAGATAGCCTGCCGACCCCGACATCTTCCGGCTAGCGTCCCATCCGGGGAAGCTGACGCCGTTCTTGAGGCCCGAGGGCAGAGATAGGGCTGTGTCTGGCTGGGTGCCCAACCGAGTCGAAAGCCACATCTCGCCGCGATAGGGCTCGTTGATCGCCGCGCCTGCACCGTCGAACGACATGTAGTAGTCGCCGGCTCGGAAGCTGACGAAGCGCTTGATGGGCCCAGCCGCCGAGACCGTGCAGGCGAACGACACGTACATCCGGTCGGGGCCGTAGATGGCGGCGTCGACGATGTTGCCCTTAACGCCGACACGACCGAAGGCGAAGCGCAGTGGCGCGTCGGGGTTGGCCTCCCAGCGCACGGCGGCGCCCTGGCTGCCGATCTCGGGCGTCAGCGCCTTGGCGGCGGCCATGCTCCCGACACCGGCGCCGATGCCGACCGCAGCGACAGTGGCGATCTGAGCCAAGGTTGCGGTGCCCGCGACGACGGCAGTGGTCGCGGTTCCGACATAGGCGATGGCCGTTACAACGGCGGCGGCGATCTCCGGCATTACAAGCGCCAAGCCGCTTGATAGGCGAGGGGGCGCCACGTCGAGCAGATGCCCTGGCTAAAGCCGAGGACGATGCCGTCAGCCATTGCGACAGTGAGCGCGGCGCCGAAGGGGTTCTCTTCGCCCGCGTCGAGGGCGATCAAGTCGCCCTGCATGGCGGCGGCCGGCGCAATCCGCGGCAGGCCTCGCGCATCCAGCGCTTCCGGCAGGGACTTAAAGCCAGCCTTGCGAAGCAGCTTCAGGCCCTGCGCTTCGCTTGCATAAACGAGCCCCTTCATCGGGCCGGAGCCGTGGCCCATCTTGATCAGCGCATGGGTCGCCAGCTTCACGCAGTCGCGTTTGCCGGGGTCGTAGGCCTTGCCATAGAAGCGCTTCCAGCAGGCTTCGGCAGCGGCGGCGCGGCGGATGCGTTCGTCGATCATGTGCGCCACGTCCCCAAATCTTGCGTGATCTTCGAAATGCCGGCGACGCGGACCATTCCGGCCTCGCCGGGCCACCGAGTGGTGTGGAAGCTGTGGTTGCCGCGCCAATCGGCGTTCTCTTCCAACTGGCGAGCCGATTGGGTGCCGCAGGCGATGGTCAGCGATCGGTCGGAGCTGATGGCGAACCTGGGCTGATCGATCTCGCCGTCGAAGCGGAGGACGGGCGCGCCGACCAACAGTCCGGTCTGCCGATCAATGGCGCCACGCCAGACGCGGACCCGGCTGCCCTGTGTGTTGGGCGATCCCAGGATCGAGGCGGCTGCGTTGCTCTTGGGCAGGACGCGCAGGTCAACCCGCGTCGTCTGATTGCCCATGCCGCTGGTCAGGCCGGAAATGCCTTGGAACAGGCCGAGCGTTGGCTCAGCGCCGAGATAGTAGAAGCCGTCGTAGAAGACGAAGCCGCCATCGGTCAGGCAGTAGGTGCCGCCGGGGAGGTCCAGGCGCACCAATAGCGCCCGCGTCCATACCCGCTGGCTATAGGCGGCAGAGGTGGCGGGATCCATCAGCCGGGTTCTTCGACCGTGAAGCGGATGTGGTGCCAGCCATCGCCGTCTTGCAGGAACGACCCGCGCTCGACAGCGGCAAAGCCCTCGATGCGGACATCGGAGAAGGTCACGACCTCATTATTCGTGACGGGCCAGTTCAGCATGGTCTCAAGCGGGACGGTCGCGGTGCCGTCGGTGGCGGTCACGGCCGAGGCGGCGACATAGATGCGGCGCACGCCATCGCTGCCGATGTGGTTGAAGGCCTGGCCCTTGCGGACGACGTAGCCGGGCGTGAAGCCCTTGATGGGGAGGTTGGCACCGGCATGACCCGAGCCGTTGACCAGCGTGGTTCCGGGCGTTCCGATCTCCAGGCCCATCTGTGGAACGTCGATGATGACGGTGTCGGCCTCGTTGCGGAGGTCCAGCCAAGTCAGGGCCTCGGCGTGGCTCATAGGCTCCAAGGCCATTTCGAACGAATAGTGGCTGCCCTTCCGCATGCCCTTCTGACGATTGGACCCAGTGGCGCTGCGCTGATCGATGCTGGACGACACGATAGTCGGCTCGGCGCTGATGAAGCGCGGGGTCGGAAGCTGCTTTGGCATCTTGGCTCCCGGAATCAGAAAGGGCAGCTCCGAAGAACTGCCCCTTGGTAGGCTTCAGGCTGTGGCGTGTGCCTTCAGTCGGTGTGGACGAGCGCGGCTGCATAATCGGCAGATCGCCAGTCCGAGCGTGAACTGCACCGAGCCTGGAAATCACGAGCGGGCGCCGGCGCCTGCGCGATTTGGACGTCAGGCGCGGACTGCGCGTTGACGATGATCATGGGTTTCCAGCCTTCATATCCGCCGGCGGGGCTCTTGCTGTTCACCTCGCCGCAGATCATCGAGCCGTCCTCGCTGACCTGGACGCGCCGGAAGCGTGCCGACGGATAGTCGGTCAGGCGCGTGTCGAGCGCATCCTTGATCTGGGCTGCGTTTTGAAGTGGCGGCGCGGCCTGCGCAGGCGTTGCGGCGACCAGAAGGGCGAAGAGTGCTGAGATCATCGCTCGATCCTGCCACGGGCCTGCCCCGCGGTCGAGTGTCAGCCTCGGCTATAGGTGCGGCCCTTGTCGAGGTCCGACATTACCTGGGCCCGGGTTGCGCCCGAGGCCGCCGCCATGCCCTGCATGACTAAAGGCGTGGCTTCCTCGCGGGCGGTCTGCGCTACATAGGCGTTCAGGCCGTCGCGGTCGGCGGTGACGCGCACCTCGACCTTCTGGGCCAGCGATGCGGCGAAAGAGGATTGCGTGGCGTCGGCCTGTTGGCTGTAGCCCTGCGACTTCGCCACCGATCCGTCCAGAGACGGTGAGGCCGATCCGCCACCGCCGCCTTTGCCTTTGAGGCCGAGCGAAGCCAGCAAGGCGATCATCGCTGCGACGACGGGGAAGCCAAACGGCCCCAAAGCCTCAAACATCTTGGCGGCACCGGCGGCGGCCGATGCTGTGCCCTTTGCGGCGGATCCGGCGACACTGGCGCTCGTCTCTGCGGCGTTCTGGGCCATCGCCTGGACCGACATGGCGAACTGGAACACGCGATAGGCGGCCTCAGCGGCTTGGAGGACGCGGTAACCGTCGCTGCCCTCTTGGAAGAAGCCCTTGGCGGCCGCCAGCATGTCACCGTAGTTGGCGATCTGGGCGTAGGCACGCTCTCGCTCAGCCTGGGCAGCGCTGAGGTGATATTCCTTCTCGGCGAGATTGATTTCCGCGACCCGCGACTGATAGCGCGTCATCGAGGTCAGCAGATCGCCCATCGCTCGGCCAGTCTCGCCGAAAGCAGACGCCAGCCCCTGGGCTGTCTCTTGGGCCAGGCCGTCGATAAGACGCAGCTCATCAGCTATCAGCTTCAGCGGCTCGACCAGCTCGATGAACTGCACCCGAAGCGGTTGAAGGTCGATGCGGGGCAGGGGGTCCAGCACCTCGCGCAGTTTCGCGGCTTCACGGGCGGCGCGGCCGGCGCCGCTTTCATCTGCGTCGCCGGCTTGTCGGCGAATGGATGCGATCTGGTTGTCTCGTGCGCGCCGGCCGATGGCGTCGAACGCCTGATCGACGTAGGCACCGCCGCGGGCGAAGTCGCGGTTGAAGGCAGCCGAGCCGACCTCTCCGACATTGCGCATCTGCCCAGCATAGGGATTGGCCAGCGCCGCGATGCGCGGAGCCGCCAGGGTCGGAGCCGTCTCGCCTCCGCGCATCCAGGCGGGTAGGGCGTTGAACTGGTTCCGCAGGCTGTTGATGCCGTCGACCGACTTCTGGATCAGCCAGTTCACCGCATTGATCGCGGCCTGGGCGGCCGTGTAGGCGGCGTCGCCGATTGCGCCGGGCAGAAGGCTCCACGTGGCCTTGATCGCACCGAACGCCCCGACGAACGCGCCGACGACGACCTTCAACTCCTTGACTGTGTTCGTCGCCAACTCATCGAGGAACTGATTGGTCGCCTGCTTCGCGGCCTTCAGCGGCCCGTCGAAGGCGTCCATGATGGCCTCACCCGCTTCCTGGAAGGTTGCGATGACGATGTCACCCATGCCGATCGACGTGTCGGTGACCTTCTTCAGCTGCTCGTCGGTCAGGCCAAGGCCCTTTTCGAGGTCACCGAACTCCTTGTTGGCGCCGCGTGCCGCCAAAGCCAGGCCACCGCCGATGACCGCCACAGCAGCCGTTGCAGCAGCAACCAGAGGGACGAAGGGAGCAGCTGCGGCCCAGGCCCCGCTTGCCGCAGTCAGCATCGCGGCCCGAACTGTGACGCCCGTCCGCATCGCCGCCATCTGGAAGATGTCCAGCAGCTGCGGCCCCTGCTGAAGGGCGATCATGAGCGGGTTCATGCCCATGGCGGCGGTGACGCCGATGTCGGCGAACTGGCGCGACAGGTTCAGGCCTTCAGCAGCCGTCAGACCGATGCTGTTCCGGGCCGCCGTCATAACCCGGCCCTGCTCGCGCACTGCCGTGTTCATGGTCGAGGTAGCGCCGTCGGCCCGACGGGCTGCAACAGCTAGAGCGTCGACGCTCTTCTCGGCCTTGGCAGCAGAAGCTGACAGGTTGTCGAGGCGCTTTTCGGCGACATCCGCCTCTTGGCTTTCGACGCGGATGCCCAGGGTCGCCAGGTCGGTCATGCTGGCGGCTCCTGAGGCTGGCGGGCTTTGCGCGCTGCGATGGCGGCCCTGAGGCTGGCCTTGATCCCGGCGACGCTCGTTGGCTTCGGCTTCACGCCCAGCCGCACGGCCTCATAGACGTCGTCGGCGCGGCGGATCAGGCGCTTGTCCCAAGCGGACAGGCCGGCGAGCGTGGCTGCGTCGTAGGCGTTGATTTCGGCCCATGTGATCGGCCCGACCGCCATGCCTCTGTCGCGCGTGGCTTGAAGATCGACGAGAGCTAGCCAGAGGTGGGTGATCGCCTGGGGAAGCGGCGGGAGCTTGGTCTGTGGCGTCCCGCCGGCGACGGCCTCAGCGAAGGCGATCAGGTCTTCGGCGAGGTCGGCAGAAAACGGGCGCGGTCACCCATAAAGGCGCGGACCTGATCACGGATCCAGCTGAAGCGGCGATAGATCAGCTTGGCGTTCGCCTCGTTGCAGGCCAGCGCCTCACCATCAAGCACGATCCCGTTCCACGACACCGTGGCTTTGGCGAACTTGGCGATCTCGTTGTCCTTGCTGGCCTCGGCGGTGATGGCCGGGCCGCCAGTGGCTGAGCGCAAAAACTGGTTGGCGATGCCGTTGTTGTGCTTGGTGACGACGTCGGAGTCCTCGCCAAGCAGGGTGATCGAAACCGGCGAGTTGTCTTCCTGCAGCACCGGATTGCCGTCGGGGCCGCGAAGCTCCAGCACCGCGCCTTCGTTGGCCAAGGCTGAGGTGTCGAGGGTGGAGAGGTCCATAGGGGTGTCCTTCAAAAGGACGGCGCGGGCGCGACCCGGCCGTTGAGTTTGGGGGGGGGAGGTCGAAATCAGGTGACGGCGGCGCCCGGCTCTTCTTCGAAGACGTTCAAGCCGATGTTGGAGGTGCGCTTGCGGACGTCGTTGGCGCCGCCGACGTTGATGCGGTTCCCGAAGACCGGGCCGCGCGCATAGAAGGTCGTCGGCGTGTCGTTCTCGTCGGCCTCATCAGCCAAGACGATCTTGACCGCGTATTCGAACTTCGTGCCAGCGGCGGCGCGCAGAGCGATCTGACCAGCATCCAGCGGGTTGTGGGCGTAGACGATCGGCAGCATGCCGTTATCGACGGCGCCGACCAGGTGCTGAACGCTCGGTCCCTTGAGTGGCGTGAAGCTGACGTCCTGCTTCTGGGGGCCGAACTCGCCGATGCTTTCGACGTCGCCAATCTCGACCCAGCCGGTCAGGGCCTTCAGAGCAGCGAGGGTGGTGACGTTGGTGACCGGACCGATGAACACGGTCGAGCCTTCGGAGGTGCCGATTGCCATGGGTGGCTCCTTTGGTTTGAAGCCGGAGCCCATCTCGGCGAGTGAGGGCGGTCAGGGAGGGCTCAGACGGCCGTCCAGCTGATGGTGATGGGCGTCAGCGTCTCAGCAGGCTCTGTGATCGGCGATGCGGCCCAAGGCTCTTTGTTGACGGTGACGCGGGTGGCTGGGCCGAAAAGGCGCAACCCCTTTTGGAAGTGGGCCATGACGTGTGAGGCAATGCGACGGGCGGCGACGATGCCTTCGCCTTCGGGCCAGACGACGGTAACCTGCAGAAGCCCCTGGTCGATGCGGCCCGACGCCAGGCCTTCCCAGAGCGGCGCATTGGAGAAGAGGTCGACGCGAATGTAGGGCAGGGCCTCGCCTTGGCTGTCGACTGGGGGCTGAAAGGCCACGTCGGGCATGGCGACCGGCAGGGCTGGGCCTTGGGTTTCCATCAGCGCGGCGCGAGCCAGCAGCAGGTCGGCGACGATGGCGGGATCGGCCATGGGTTACCCTCTGTCCGATACGAAGCGACCGTTAGCGGCTCGTGGCTGCATCTGATCGAAACCGCCGCCTGTGCGAGCGCGGGCCTCAATGCAGACCTGCTGGACGATCTGGGGCCACTGTTGCGCAGCCAGTGAAACGAACCGACGCGCTGGTCGGCCGCCGGCGCCGTACTCCGCGACCCGCGCATAGACGGCCGTGTACTTGGCCTCGATGGGGTCTTCTATCGTGAGCCGGGTGAGCACGAGGCTCACGCTCGACGCGTTCCAGCTATAGGAGCCTGGATTTTCGGGCGGCTGCCTGACCGCGACCGATAGTGGCGCCTTTCCGACCCGGAGCGACGCCCGCAGGAAGCCGGTATCGACAGGCATGTTGCCCGTACCGCCGGGCGCGACCGGCCCGAATGCTTTCTTGCTGACGCCTCGCGAGCCGTCTTTCTTCAGCTTGCCGAGGCCAGCGCCAGCGGCGATTGCACGCTTGGTGCCGGCCTTTGATGGGCCAGGCTCTTGCATGACCTCGATCACGCGCTGAACGCTTTCATTTCGAACCGCGAGCATCCGCTCTTTCGTCCGAGTGGTCCAAGCCGTCACCTGTTCCTTGAAGGTGACGTTGGCCATTGCATCACCTCAGGTTCGCCAGGAAGTCGATCCGGTATTCACAGTCGCACCGACAGCCGACGATCTCTTGCGGGCCGGCCCCGAGCGCGGTGTCCATCGGGAAGCGCATCAAGGCACCCGACGGGCTGCGGAATGCCTCATTGAACCGCACGCTCTCGGCGTTCAGCGCTTGGTGCGTATGGCGGACCCGCAAGTCGCCAGCGGAGCGCCAGACCTTCGTGACGACGTTCTCGGCGACCTTCCCCGATGCAATGGCCTGTCGATAAGCTTCGAACTTGGCGCGCTGCATCGAGGTCAGTGTCTCGACCCGGCCGATGGTCTCGCCCCTCAACTTCAGAAGCCGGCGCTCGTAGGCGGTGACAGCCTTGGCGGCGATGGCGGGGTCGACGGGTGTGCCTTCGCGGATCGCCTTGATGACCGATCGATCAAAGCGCTTGTCGCGCCGGATGCGCGTCAGATAGTGCTTCAGGGCGGCCGGGTCATCGCTGTCGAGTTCACCGCGCGCGGTAGCGACGTATTCGGCCTGGGGCGCGGAAAGCCCGAGAATACCGCCCTCACGCTTGCCAGTGACGCGGCTGATGCGGCCTACAATATCTAGCGCGGCCTGACGCGGGTTCACGCCCCGGCGCATGCTGTCGGAGAGGGTGTCACGAACCAGCTGGCGCTGCTCAGTCGTCAGGCGGGTGATCAGATCCGAAGACCGGCGCGAGAGCCAGGCCTCGGCTTCAGGGTTACGGCCGTCAAACCGGACAATCAGGGCGGTGCCGTCAGCGCCGCGCTTCGGCATGGCCGATGCAGTGACTTTGCCCGCCTCATCGTGGGCTTGCTTGGCGCGCTCGGCGACTTCGTTGAAGACCTCGGGGTCGATGTGCAGGGCTTCCAGCGCCGCGTCGATGTCGCCGTTCTGGAGGGCAGCTGTGACCCGTTGCAGCTCAACCCCGGCCCGAAGGCTGTCCAGCGCTCGGAAGAACGCGTCAGCGACCGCCACACCATAGCGAGCCAGCAGGTCGGCATAGACCTGCCGGTTCGCGCGGGTGGTGGCCATGGATCAATCCGGGATGATGGCTCGGGCGTGGGTGCCCGCGTCAGCCATGTGGTCGAGATAGGCGTCCAGCAGGGCGTGGGCGTCGTTGCGGAGGGCCTCGCGGGGGCCGGCGCCGTCCTGGCGCATGGCGCACGCGCTCATCGCCTTACCCTTGCTGATGATGTCCTGCAGCGTGGCGGTGGCCAGCATCACAGAGTTCTTCGTGGTCATCGGCGGCCCTGGAGGATGTAGACCAGCGTCGTGCCTGCCGGGCGCTTCGTCTGGATCGGCGGAACGATGTTGTAGACCGTTCCGTCAGCCTCGACCACCTTGTCGGAGAGGGCGGGGGGCGCGGTCAGCGCGCCGGGCGCGACCATGATCTTCTTGTCGGTCGCCAGAATGCGGGTGCCGTCGATCTCGCGGCTGCTGAAGTCGGTGACGACCATGTCGGTCGGGTCGTCGGAATATGTGGAAGGGCCGGGGTCGTATGATGGGCGGGTGCCGGGGGTGGTGCGTCGGATCGCGCCGCGCTGGCCATAGCGATCAAACAGCCGGTTCGCCGTCGCCAGCGGACGGCTGTAGTCGAACTTGGGCATCAGACCACAAAGATCGCCGGCATCGGCCGAGAGAAGAATGGGGCGAGCAAACCTTCCACAGCGCTCAGCCGGATTGTTGCGTCGGCTGCGGCATCGCCAGAGCCTTCGAAGTATTCGATATCGACCGCGCCCTCGATGCGCTCGCGCTTCACGGCGCCGGCGGCTGTGACGCCGACCGACAGGCTGCCGGGGGTCACGTCCTCTTGGAGTGCCGCATGATAGCTGGCGTGCTCGACAGCGAGAGGGATGACGTCGGAGCCGATGGTCTGGCCATAGGCCGATGCGCCGGTACGAGGGAAGGCGCGCTCTTGCTCCAAGCCGCCGGTGCGCTGACCGGGGAACTTTGGCTCATAGAGGGCGTCGATGTATGCGGACCCACGTTGACGCAGCTGGGCTACGGTCAGCACGCCATCACCCGACGTGGAATAGCCGTTGTCGGCCATCCAGTCGGTGAAGCGTTGGTCGCTGCCGTAGCCCGCCACGATCAGGCGGCCTTCTTGTCAGCCAGGAACTTCGCCTTCCCGGCGTCGTCCAGCTTGTCATAGGCGGCTTTGTCATCGGCGCTCAGGGCGTCGATGATCTCCGCATCGGTCGGCTCCGACGGGGGAGCCGCCTCGGCCTGATGCTTCGGTGCCGAGAACCAGCCGGTCTTCTTGGCGGATGCCGCCTCGTCCTTGCTGATTTCGACGTCCACCGTCTGACCAGCCTCGACGTAGACGAGGCCGGTCTCGGTGTTCAGGCCTTTGGGGCCTTGGGTGTAGTTGGTGAACTTGGCCATGATCAGATCCCGTCCCGATAGGCAATGCCCTTGGGCAGGCGGATTTCGACGCCGCCGACGTTCATGATGCCGCCGACTTCCCAGGTCATCGAAGACTTCTGGAAGGCAGGCAGGAACTCATGCGGGCCGGGCAGGTGGAATTGGGCCACGTCCCGGCTGTTGTCGTAGGCGATCATCCGGGCCGAGTTGCCCGCGCCGGCGGTTTCCAGCTCACGGGTGCCGATGATGGTCAGCTCTTGCCCGGTAGCCAGGGTGTAGGCGTTGTTCTCCCGGATGTACTTCATCAGGGTGTCGGCGCCGTCACCGATCCGCAGGCCGGCGATGTACTGCAGACGCGAAGTCGGCAGCAGCAGCGTATTGGCGACCTGGGTCTCGTTGGTCGCGTTATACGGCGCGTTCAGGGCCGCGTTGATGTCCCGCAGGATCAGGTCGGGGTTCTTGGTGGTGAACGCCGTGCCCGAACCGGAGCCGTCGGCTGCCACAGTAGCAGTCGGGACGTTCGGATCGTTGACCAGACCGGTGAGGCCCTTCTCGACATTGCCGCGAATGGCGATGCCGTAGCAGAAGCTCTCGGCGACCTTGGAGGCGGCCATGGCCTTGTCGGACGACAGGTTGCGACCGAGCTTGGCGGCCCGTTGCAGCTCTTGCAGCGACCACTCATAGCCGATGCCGGCAAGGTGGTTCTGTTGCAGGAACTGCGACTGGCTGATGTCGGCGAAGGGCATGTCGAAGCCCTTGCCGGACAGAAACTCGGCCTTACCGGCGAAGTCGCCCGAGTAGAAGACCGACCCGATGTCCCACATGTCGCCGTCGGTGTTGACGGTCATCAGGCGGGAATAATCGAAGCTCGGGTACTTGGTCTGATAGACCTGGGTCTCGATCCGCAGAAGCTGCGGGGTGATGAAGCCGAGCGCCTGTTGAGCGTCGGCGAAGTTGATCTCACGCATGGTGATGACGCTCCTTTAGCGCTTGGCGATGCGGGCGAGGCCCGTCGCCGTGGTGGTGTCGTCGAAGACCCAGCCGCCGGTGGCGATGTGGGTGGCGTCGGCGGCGACGTCGCCGATGGCGTCAGCGGCGCCCGCACCGGTGCCGATCGTCACGGCAGCGCCGTCAACATTGGCGCCCGTGGCGGTGACCCAGATGACACCGTCCGTCATGATCCCGACGCTGGCGTAGCGCGGATAGACGTCGGCCGCGACGCCGCCCGGCAACGCCTGGACGCCGTGGTCAGCGATGGCGAAGCCGAGGAAGTTGGCGGCGGTGCCGACGGTGGCGGTGCAGCCACGGTCGCCGGCTCCACGCCAGACCGGCGCACCGAAGGGGATGCCGCCCGCGTCTTCGCAGGTGCGCGAGATGCGGTTCGACGTTTCGCCATTGGCGACCATGCCGGGATAGCCGACCGGGATGTCGTTGGCGTAGGTGGATTGAACAACAGCCATGTCAGGTGCTCCTTAAGCCGCGGCTTCGATGATGCCGTTGAGGCGGTTCAGTCGCGCCTCCTTGGCGGCGTCGCGCTGGGCCAGCGCGTCGGCGACGTTGACGCCGTCGGTGATGACCTCGCGCAGGGGGTCCGGCGTCTTGATGTCGGCCGTCTTCAGGTCGAAGGCGGCATCGACGTAGGCGTCGGATTTGTCCTTGGCGGCGTCGCCCAGAACGGCCCGCTTGATCTCGGCGTTCGACTTGCCGTCGGTCACGACCTTGGCGTCCAGCGCCTTGGCCTTCGCCACGATGGTCGAGCGCTCAGCGACCAGAGCGTCGAGGGCGGCGCCGTCCAGCACCTTGGTCTTCAGGTCCGCGATCTGGGCGTCCTTGGCTGCCATTTCGGCATCCTTGGCGGCGAGGGCGGCGTCGTGGGTGGTCTTGGCGGCGGACATCGCATCGGCGGCCTGGGACAGCTTGCCCCGCAGCAGGTCGATGGCGATGGCGCCGGCGTCCGTGGTCTCGACCGGGAGGCCGTCCACGGTGATGGTCTTGAGCGTCATGAGACGGTCTCCATGGTTGAGGGGCGCTTTGGTCGGAGCTGTCTTAGGGGCGCCCTGATCCCCGAGACGGCATTGCGGACCCGCGCGGCCCTTCGGCACGAGCGCGAGGTGATTGATGCGGATGTCCTTCTGGATCGCCTGATAGGGCTCGCCCTCCGGCGTCACCCCGTCCTCGAAAGCGAGATCGCAGACGTAGCCCATCGAGATTTCGCGCGTGCCGTCCTGCACGGCCTTGATTGCGGCGGAATCCATCAGGGCCAGCGGCACCTTCACGAACCCGCCGTCTCGGACGACATCGCCGCCGACGACGCCCACAGCCAGGGCCTTCCAGCTATCGGCGGTCACGCCCTCCGCCGGATGGTTGATGGTGACCGGCTTGAAGCCGTAGCTCGCCATGCTGTCGTTGGCGAAAACGCTCTCGGGCGGGCGGTAGACATTGACCACGGCGAGGTCGGGCCGGCCGACTTCGGAACCGGCGTATTGCTGAATGCCGGTGCGCGCGGCGCGAACTTCGGCGACGGCGTAGCCGTCACGCGTCAGGCGCACCCCTGCGATCGGCGCGGCGTCCGTGAACTGCATAGCGGTCTCCTGGGATCAGGCTTCGGTGAGCCGCGAGGACCAGTCTTCGTCCAGCTCCTGGAAGATTTCCGGGCCGAAGAGCAGCTTGCCGCGATAAGGCTCGACCTTCGTCAGATCGATGGTGCCGCCGGCATAGGTGATCGTCACGTGCGGCTGGTACTCGGGATAGTCCCACGATGCGCCGGCGTCGCGGCGGATCGCTTCGTGGCGCCAAGCCAGTTCGGATGAGTTGAAGAGCAGCACGACCGCGCCCTTGTCGCCCAGCTTCTCGACCAGACGGGCGCCGCCGGGTTCAACAAGCAGGTGTCCGTTCTTGTCGTTGCTCCAGGGCTGACCCGCCTTCATCCAGTCCACCGCGACACGGCTGAAGGCGATCGTGACGTGCAGATCGTCGGCAGGGGTCGTTGTCTCGAAGCCCTGCGCCTTGGCCCAGGCAATGAACTCGGCGGCGTTCAACAGCTTGCGCTGGACGTAGAGGCTGCGGGGCGCGGCGTCTACAGCGACGACGGGAGGCGCAATCTGGGGGGTGACCAGAGCCAGCGCTTCTTCGTCAGCACCAGTGTCATCGTCCTGCTCGCTGAGACGCCCGTATTCGTCCATGGCGGCCTCAAGGCCGGGCAAGTGACCGTCCTCGACCAGACGATTGACCAGGGCGTCGGACAGAGCCTCAAGCGGCATCAGCGGTTCGGACGTGCCGCCATTGCCCGCGATGGTGCGCGCTGCGTCGGCCGTGGTCTTGAAAATGTCCGCCTTCTCTTTTTCGCTGATCTGCCACAGGGGGGCGAAGGTGAAGTGGACCTCCGGGGGACGTGAGCCCAAGGCCGAGCGGATCAGCAGTTCGTCGAGGCGTTCCAGCCGGGGGCGAAGATAGACCTGCTGCTCGGCGGCGAGCCGGTCATAGTAGTTGCGGAGGTCGCTCTCGCCGGTGCTGTTCATGCCCGATGGCGACTGACCCAGCAGGCGGGTTGCGGGGATGTCTGCGGCGCCGGCGGCGATCTGAAGATATAGCTGCAGCACCTCGGGCAGCTGCGAGAAGCTGACCTGCTTCTGCTGGTAGTCTTCCTCGGCATCCATCACCAAGCCGTTGCTGATCGACTTGGCGGTGTTGGCCAGGCTGATGCGGTCCAGCACCTTCTGGCGGTAGGATTCGTCGCCGACGTTCGCCATGAAGTTCGGCAGCTTGAAGACGTCGACCTTGGCCTCTTGGAGCAGCTGGGCGATGCCGGCAGCGGCGAGGCCCGCGTTCTTGATCGCCTCGTCCAGGGCCTGAAGGATGCTGTCGCCCCAACCGTCGCTCCCGGTGGCGAGGTCGGGCAGTTCGGCGCCGACGAAACGGATGACGCGCGAGGGGTGCAGATCGACCTGCCGGCCGCCGTTCCCGCTCATCGTGTACTTGATCGGCTCGCCCCAACCGGGGGAGGCGGGGTCTTTATCGATCAGGCCTGCGCTGATCTCGTACTTGCTGGCGACGTGGATGAACTTCAGCCCGCCGGCGCCGACGCTGTCGAGGCGAAGCGGTTGACCGAGGGTCGTCTCCCCGGTTCCCAGGATTAGCGCGGCGCCACCATGCAGGCGGGCCATTTTCAGCACGCGGGCCAGCTTGGGCCAGACTTGTAGCCGGGCCTCTTCGGCTTCCAGCTTCTCGATTGCGGTGGCCTCGGCCTGCCAGTTCCGGCCTTCGCGGATCATGTCGAAGGCCGGGATGTCCACGGCCTTGCGGCATATCCAGTCGGTTCGATAGGCGGTGTTTGCCTGCTCGGGACTGAGATAGGCCATCGAGTAGGCCGCAGCCGAAGCCTTGTCCTTCTGCGTCCCCATGGCGGTGACGAGGTTGACGAGGCGGTCGGCGGCGAACAGGCGCATCAGACGTTGGCCAGGCTGTAGTTCGTGCCGCTAAGCATCAGCTCAGTCAGGGCCCAGACCAGTGCGTCGGCGCGGTCTGGTGAGCCCTCGCCGACAAATCCGGCTTGGGTGAAGTTGACCATCTGGTCCTCCAGATCCGGGAAGTCGCCGACGTGCGACACTAGGCCCTGTTCGTAGAGGGCGGACACAGGCTCAGCCCGAACGGTCTTGCCCCGGCTGGCCTTGACCTCAGCGTAGGGGACGCGCTTGTCGGCCGTCTGGACGACGAAGCGGACCATGTCGCCGCCGAAGTTCGACTCCCCGATGACCCGGTCGGCCTGGAAGTCGTGATAGGCCTGAACGGCCATTCGCCCCCATCCATCGGGGGACAGTTGGCAGGTTCTGTCAGCCAGGACGTAGGCCCGGCCGTCGATGCCCTTGCCGGCGGCAACGATGCCGATGTCGTCCCCGCCGCCGTCGCCTTTGGTGCCGGATGGATCAACTGCGATCACGACCCGCACCATCTGGGGCAAGGCTGGCGTCGCGATCCGCGTGCTGTCGATGCCGGGGATTACCCGGCCATCGGGCGCCTCGCGATCGTCAAGCGACCAGAGGGCACCGTTGACCTCGGACGCCCATTCGCCCTTTTCGAAACGCTGGCGCTTGGCGGCCGACATTCCGCCCAGGATGTCGAAATACTTCGATGGCAGGTTGGCTCGGTTGTCTGACGGGTTGACCAGCATCTCGACATAGTCGTCGGGATCGGAGACCGCCTCCTTGGTGCCGGGCTTCAGTTTCAGCCGGAAGAGTTGGAACGACCAGTGCAGCTTCGATGGCGGGTTGCAGTCGTAATAGGCCTTGAGGGCGAGGCCGCTGTTCTCAGCTAGGCGCGACATCGCCACTTCGATCGAGGACCAGGGTATCTGGCTGCTCTCGTTGAAGTAGATGGTCGAGTACTCGCCGCCGAGGATCTTCTCGACCCTCGCCTTGTCGTCCAGTCCGCCAAGGATCAACTGCGAACCGTTTGGGAAGGTGGCGACCAGGTCGGTTTCGTTCAGCTCCAGCGGCACGCCCGGAAAACATAGCCGCATGACCTTCGGCAGGGTGTCTCGCCAGATAGAGGCCTTCGCGTGATTGAACCGAAAGCGGAACACGGCGTGCTTCGAGTTCGACGCCTTCATCGCCCTGACGCACATGGCGCGAATGATCAGAAACGTCTTGCCCGATCGGGATCCGCCCCGAAGCATGATGTTTGTCGCCGCGCTGGCGAGAAGCCTGTTCGCCTCTCGCTGCTTAGGCGTCAGGGAAAAGGCCACCCTACAGCTCGGCGTCGTCCGGCGAGATGTTGATGCTGATGCCGCCGTGGTTCACGTTGGCGTCGACGGCCGCCAGCCTAGCATGGACGAATGGCGCCGCCGCCTTAGCTGCCTCGAAGCGCATGGCTTCCGGCTTCTGGTCGTCCCGAAGGATGCCGAGCATATAGTCGAGAGGCGTCAGACCTGAGCCTAGAGCCGCTTCTGCGATCTCACGCGTCTTGGTCGTGATCGCGCCTTTCTTACGCCCAGCGCCGGGGCGCGCACCGCCTCGGGCCATGTTTGATTTCCTTTGATTGTTTTCAATCGGGGAATCGAAATATCCCGCAGGTTGTTTTTTATAGGGGGGATCGATGAAGAGGTTTCTTGTAGCTTCGGCTCTACTGATTTTGGGTGCCTGCAATCCGCAGCCAGAGCCCGTCGAACAATCAAACGTCGGCAGGTGGATGATCTACAACCAGGGTAACCTGCGAGACATGGTGTTGCTCGACACCGTCACCGGTAAAAGCTTTGCTGCCGTGCCGAACACAGGCGCGATAATCGGCAATCCAATGGGGTCGTACACTACGGTCGACGGCGCTCAGCTCGTGTGGACACCGATCACGATGGATCAGCGCTGAGGCCGCTTGGTCAAATCTGACGCGCAACGAAAAGCCCCGCGCTCAAAAGAGGCGGGGCTGATCTTCTGGACGCGCGAAGCGACCTTGCCTTTGTGTACCCTGCTTCGACCGGTCGGAAAAGCCCTGAGTTATCTTCCGAAATCAGCGCCCCTGAACCATGTCACCTTCTGCTGATGAGGCTCGAGGGCAGGTCGGTCGTTGGCGGGGATGATGGCCTTGGCAGTCGCGACGCCGCGCGCGTGGATCAGATTTTCACCTAAGGCCCGGATCCGGGCCGCCTGGCTTTCGTCAGCCGTCTCTCCCGTCTCCGCCTCCACGGTCTGGCGCCAGTTTCGCGCCAGCGCCTTCTCTCCGGTCATCAGGGCGGTCAGCAGGCGAGCGTCAGTCGGCGACAGGCCCAGCAGCGTCTTCTTTACCCGGCCGGCCGCGTCTATCGCTTCCTGGGTGACGTTCTGGCCCGGCGCGCCTTCGCACGTCGCGCGGATGAAGTCGGGCCGGCGTTCGCCACCTGACGCCCCCTCCGACAGGTGAATGTCCGTCTCGTGGCCCCGAAACGCCTCATAAGCGCGCTGTGAAAGGGCGGGCCGGCCCTTGGGATAGCCGTTGGTCGGCTTTCCGTGACGGTTGCGCAGGATCGTAAAAACGTCCCGGCGCCAAGCTCCAAGGACCTCATTCGTGTTCTTGTCCACGTTCACGTCGGCGCCTTGGGCCTTCAACCGCGCGACTTCGGCTCGCCGCTCTCGCAGAAGAGCGTTGGTTTCGGGCTGCTCTTTTTGGGCGACGCCCTGGGCCTCGGCCTCTTTCTGGGCGCGTTTGATCGCCCGCGCCTCGTTGGCGGCGCGAGTTCGCTCTTGCTGTTCCGCAAAGGTCAGCGGGATAGAGTTGCGCTTGGCCATTATGCTGCGGCTCCCTGGTGGTGGCGGTTGGCGGAAAAATCGGCGCGGGTCACTGTCTGAATTTCCTCGGTCAGATTTGTATTGCTGGTAGGAGAGAGCCTGAGCGAAGGCATAGGACGACCAGCCCAGGGGCCTCGCGGCCTCCCAGGTTGGTCCCCATGCCTCCACGATCTTGCTGGCCGGAGCCGAGCCGTCGTCTTGGCCGATCTGGTCGAGTGACTATCGCCGGATCGTCGAGTGCTACTTGCGACACCTTGGTCATCGTGCCGGGAACCGCGCTTCACTCTTTCGGACTGCGCTTCGCCTGGGGTTCCGCCCCGTGGTAGGCTTCCGGTCTCTGGCGCCACTGTCTTCAAACCGTCCGCCAGGCCGGCCCCGCGTTCCTCAAGAGCGCGGGGTCTCTTCATCATCCCAGCGCCTCCCTAAGGTGCAGCGCCACGGCCCGAAGGCCCTCCCGCTGGTGAAGGTCGTTGAAGTCGTCGCCCATCTGCTTGGGCATCGTCCACTGGCGACCTGAGCGGCGGGCGTAGAACTCTCCCGCGCCCTTCCAGTCTAGCGTCTCGACGGGCTTGTCGTGGTCAGCTGCGATGCGCGATCCTGCGATGGATTCTGCCACCTGACCGACATTGGATGCCGAGAAGGCCGAAAGGACAGTCGCCGAGGCCCCCAGTAGGCGCAGGGCGGCCCTGATGGTCATGGCGGTTCCGATGCCCTCACAAACCCATGTGTCGCGCCCCGTGGCGATCCGATGGGCGGCACCAGACATGACGCCTCGAAGGATGTTCTTCTTGGCGCCGTCGGGCGTGATGAACTGAACCGTCGTGATTGCCTTGCCGACGCGGCCGGGGATGATCAGGAACGGGCCCTGGCCCTCGGGCAAGGCGTGGGCCAGCATGTCGCCGAACCGGCCGGACGGGAAGAACTGGCGAGGGTCGTCGCAGACCAGCCCCAGCTCATCCGGGAAGCCTTTGGCCTTCAGGTAGGGGTGAACGTCCGTCCTGCACCCATGCACCAAGTCCGCACAGATGCGCTCCACGTCTCGACGCTCGGTCTCACGTTCAGCGTCCCGCTGCCGCCGGCGAATCTCGATCATCGGGTCCGCCGGGCGGTTATCGTTCGCGCCATCGACGCGGAACTTCTGCCCTTGGGCCGTCTGGTAGTTGTAGACGAAGCCGCCTTGCTGATCGTCATCGATCAACACCGCCGCGTCGTTCTTTCCGTTCTTCCCGAGGGAATCGGTTCGGGTCCATCGACCGGGCGCGCATCGGCGTTTGGGCGGCGACACCCTCACGGCATCACATGCCCGGCGCATGGCTTCATCCAGCGAAAGGGCGTTCATGCTGCCCTCTTCATTGGCGACTTCTTGCGGAAGCGAGCCGTCTCGCGTTCGACCAAGCCGTATGCTGCCGGGTCCACGACGGCAGGGATGCGAGCATGATACCAGCCGCTCGGCACCTTGGCGCCGGGATAGACGCCCCGGAACACGCCATAAGCCCAGCGCCGGGCATGATCTTCGCCCTGGCGGGTGTGGGCGGCGCAATAGTTGAGAGCGGCACGCCAGATGTCCTTCGGCCGCTTCAAACAGTCCGCCCTCAGACCGCCGCGCGCCTGCATGCCGAAGGCAGCCGGATCGAACTCGCGCAACTCACCTGCGACCGACTGGATGTCAGAGCGCGCCGGACGCTCCCACCCGCATGCTGTGCAGGTATTGCCTCGCATCCCTCCGCCGCACTCGACGCACTTGACCGGCTCGCGGTTTTTAACTTCGCGCTCACGGGCGATGCTGTCGCGCTTCGTCGCTGACGACAGCTCACCCGCGCCGTTGTCCCAGACGTCATACATGTCGACGGCGAAGCGTTCGAAGTTGCCGCAATGATCGAGCCAGAGGGCCTTAGTCTTCGAAGGATGGGTCCGCATGACGCGGCCTATCTCTTGGATGTGGCTCGACAGGCTCTTTCGGTAAGGCTTGCACGAGATCCCGACCAGGACGTCTGGCACGTCAAAGCCCTTGGTCAGCACGCCGCAAGAGACCAGCCCATGAATGAGGCTGTCAGGGCGGCGGAACTCAGCGATCTTTTCGGCGCGCTCGTTGTCGTCGCGGTCCTGGTAGCTGATCTGCTGGAAGTTAAACCCAGCCGCTGCGAAGGCAGCGCATAGCTCGCGCCCATGTTCGACGGTCGGGCTGAAAACGATGGTCTTGGCTGGGCCGCCAAAATGCTCGTTTGTCTTGGCGATCCACTCGGCCACCACATCGCCGACGATCTTGATGCCGGCCGAAGCTGCGCTCTCATCCGAGAACTCGCCGAAGCTGTTACGACCATACTCGCTCTCATCCGGCGATCTGGCGATATAGACCTTCGGCTCCATCAGGAAGCCGTCGTCAATCAGCGTCCGCGTCGTCGTGACGTTGACCATACCCTCCCAATGGTCCGCCATGCCGGCGGTGAATGGCGTGGCGGTCAGGCCGATGGCCACGGCGTCAGGATGGTCGGCGATGAACTTCAGGGTCGCCGCGTATTGGCAGTGCGCTTCGTCGTAGACGATCAGCGACGGACGCCGGGGCAGAGACCGGCGAGCCAGCGTCTGGACCGAGCAGACCTGCACGTTCTCGCGGGGAGCCCAGCGGCGGTTGATGCCCTGCACGATGCCGTGGTTGACGCCATATTCGTCGAGCGTCTCGCTCGTCTGGTTCACTAGGGCCACGCGGTCCACGAGGAACAAGGCGTAGCTGCCCTTCTCATCAGCTTGCTTCAGAAGGTGGGCCGCCAAGACTGTCTTGCCCGCACCGGTCGGGGCGCACAGGATTAGACGCTTGCGGCCCTCACGAAGACCGTCGCGCAATCCTTCGACCGCTGCATCCTGGTAGGGGCGCAGAACGATGTCCTTTGGGTCTCGGAAGGTCAGCATCCGGCGACCTCCGCATAGGCGCTGGCCTCAGCCTCGGCGCGAGACTGCCCGCCCATGTATTCGCGGATAGCCGCGCGCTCTTCCCAATGGTCCAGCGCTGGCCATGCCTCAGCGCACGCCGCGCGCCAGTGCGCCTTCAGCCATGCGAGGGCGGCAGGCGACAGACGGCCGGGCTTGAGCGTGAACCTCCATTCGGCGCGGACGACCTGACCGCCATGGGCTTGGATGCGGGCGAGGATGCTCACAGCGCACCCATGTCGATCGGCAGGTTCTCCAGTTCCTTGACGCGCGCCTCAGCCTTCACGGCCTTTCGCTCCCATCGCTTGGCTGCAGTCTGATGCTCTGCGATGCGTCCCTTGAGCTGATGCAGCTGGCGCTGGAGGTTGCCTATCACCTTTCCCTGTTCGCCGGAGGTGGCCTCGGCCAGCCTGGCGGAAAGGTCTTCACGCTCGTTCTTCAAACTGAGGGTCTTCGTCTTTTCGTCAGCAAGGTCGGCGCGCAGACCCAATACCTCGTCGATCAAGGCGTCCGTCGTCAGCTTCGCCAGCTTGCGGCGTTCGGGATCGACCGCTGCTTGTGGAGCAGTGTCCCGTTTTTCGTCAGGCTCTGAGGGCGCGAGGTCGGCCTCGACCTTAGCGACCTGATCCTCGGGCGCGAGGTTCTTGATGCTGTCGAGGTACTTGCCGGTGTCGAGACGGGTGCCCTTGATCATGCCCAGGGCATCGTCGGAGACCTTCTCGCCTCGCTCGGCATCGCGCTGCACGGCCCGCTCAGACTGGCCCGTCGAGGCGGCAGTGTCGGCAGTGAACCGTGGGGCAGGTTGCTTGTCGCCAACTTGGCGAGAAGCATACTGGTTGCCCTTAGGTGCATCCGCCCGCGTCTCGGGGTGCAGCGCCTCATAGGCCGCCTTCCGCCGGCGGGTGAACTCGGCCCGCTCCGACGCGGTCAACGTCGGCGCGCACAGATTTTCGTCGCACTCGGCGATGATCCGCTGATTGGCGTCGAGGTCGAGCGTGATCGCTGGCACTGCCGTCATCCCCAAGACGCGGCAGGCCTCCAGACGGTGCATGCCGGCGACCAGGGCGAAACCGCCGTCGGTCGGCGCCACGGTGATTGGGTTCAGCAGGCCAACTTCACGAATGCTGGCGACGAGGGCATCAACCTGCGGTCGGGAAGCCTGACGGACGCGATCAAAAGTCGTGATTTGGTCGATGGGGATGTTCATGGCTGGGCCTCGACTTCTTCGGTCAGGTCACGCAGGGCGTTCAGCAGTTCGGATTTCGTCATTCGGTCACGGGCCGCCAGAACGGCGAACCGGACCGTCAGGCGCGCAGCTTGGGCATGAGGTGTGTGGTCCTCGATGATCCGATCAACCTTGCGGCTGATGGAGGCGACGCCGACCGACGTGTCCTTGAGCAGATCGTGGCCAGCGCGATCGGGAAAGGGGATGATGGCGTTCATGCCGCAACCTCATCGGCCCGACGCTGCCGCAGGCGGTGCGCCTTGGCGCCGTAGCTGACGGTGCCGTTGTCGGTGTGGAGAAGGTCGCCAATGCTTTTCGCGGAGTAGCCGCAATCCATGAGCGCGGCCATGATGTGCTGGCGCGGGTGGGCGTACCGGTTGGCTTTCGAGGGCGGCGGCGCGAGATCCTTGAGCCGAAGGCCGTAGATGCCGGCTATGGCGTCAGCGACGCGCTCAGCCTCCGGCCCGCATGTCTTCGACGATCCCGTTTGTTTCGGTTCCAGCCCTGGCGCTTGCCGGGTCGGAAGACGGAGGCGGATGCGCCAGCTGTGAATGGTGTTCGTGCTGACCGAGAAATGGTCGGCTATTTCGGCAATAGAAGCCGAACCGGCCCACATCTCTGCAAAGCGCTTGTCGCGATAACCTTCCGCCGCCTTCAACCGCTCGTCAGCAGAGCGCGGCGACGTAGGGCCGGGAATGGCCTCAAGCGCGACAGGCTCCAGCGCCCGCTGCACGTCCTCACGGCAACGCCCCAAGACATTGGCGATGTTTTGAATGCCCCAGCGCTTGGCGCGCATGTCCTTCGCTTGCCGGATCTCGTCAGCCGTCAGGCCGCCGCGCCGAGTGGTCGCGAAAAGGCCGGCCGAGCCGATGGCCCCATGATTGGTCGGCACGGTCATCGCGCCTTCTCCGCGCGGTTTCCGCGCACGATCACTGAAAGGCCGGGCGCAACGTCGTCATCGCAACGGAAGACGCCGGGCTTTCCAATCAGGGTGCAGAACTTGCCGCTATCGGCATGATAGACGCGATCAACGATGTGGGTCTGGGGCGCGCTCATAGCCGCCACCCCATCGCCCGCTCAGCGGACAGTTGAGCGGTGCGGGCACGATGGACCTCAGCTTCGGCGTGGTGGATCGAGCGGGTGTCTTTCCGAAGCTTCGCGCGACGAAGCATATCCTTGGCGTCAGAAAGATCGCGTTGCGCGGCGAAGGCTCTCTCAACCTTCCGTTCTCGGATCGGCGCTGTCGCGGCCTGGAAGGCGGCGTGGGCGCGGAGGAAGAGGTAACCGATCACGACACCGCCCGCAGATGAGCGCCGCGCAGACCAGCCCGAAGCACCATAATGCGCTCTTCAAGGTCAGCCAGTTCGCGGTCGCAGTTGGAGAAGTCAGCGGCGGACACCGTCCCGTCGGACAGCGAGGCTTGAACCGCGCCCAGCACGTCGGCCGCTTCCTTCACCAGCCCACAGGCGTGGTGCATGGGATCGGCGACGACGGTTCTCGGCGCATCCACTTCGGCCAGCTGGGCGTCGGAGTAGAGCGTCGTCCCGCCATTGACCTGAAGGGCGCTCATGACGTCCGCAGGCATGATCCGGTCGGGGCGATTGGGATTTTGATAGAGCGACAGGTCGCTGACGCCGACGCGGCAGAGTTTCGCCGCCTTGTCCAACCCGCCGACATGCTCAATGAGCCGCCGGGCGAGGTTTGCATGTTCTAGAGGTGTGAGCCGGTCCATGTGCTTGCTCTGTTCTCGTTCGGTTTCGTCATGACGGCTCCGCTTCGTGCGCTTACTCAGGCGGCATCAGGCGGAGGTTGATCGGGTTGAGTGTCGTTGGCTGGTGGAGAGGTGGCGGTGGCCACGTAGGCGTCGAACGACGCAGGGTCGGGCACGACGCGGCGGATGCTTGGATGCAGGGCGCCGTTCAGTTCCTGGCGGACGACGGCGCGGATCATCTGGAGATCGTCGCTGCTCAGCATGGGGTGCTCCGGCGGGGACCTGGGGGGAGGGCGGCCCCCGCCGGAGCTTTCGCGCCGCAGCCCCCGGGCTCCCGTCCGGTAAGTGCAAGCCCAGCGCAGCGCGAAATTTGTGAGGGAGCGCGCATCTCAGGCGCCCTCGCCAACAACGGCGAGACCATGCTCCAACCGATGCAGCTTCACACGAAGCTGGTCGGAGCGCTGGTCGTTGATGTTGCCCCAAGGACCGTCAGCGAAAGCCAGCAGTTCGTCGCGGTCTTCCTGGATGGTGTGCTCGTAAACCCGATCAGCGGGAACTCGGTCATCGACGGTCAAAACCGTGACCTCGCCCGAGATACGAACGTCGAGCCAACCCTTCTCGTCATAGTGCATAATGACCATGGGCTTCATGCCGCCGCCTCTTGGGGAGGGGTGTCGGTGTCGTTGGCGGCGACACGGCGCTCGATGCTTTTCGGCGCGCGCGGTTCATAGATGGACCGCAACAGCCGCACCTCAGCCCGCGACTTCCCGACCAACGGCCCGGAGACGATCTTGTGGTTGTCCAAGAGCCAGAGCGCGAGCGGGACGCCGATATTTCTCGTTCCCGCGATCACATGATCAGCGAAGCTACGGGAGAGGCCTGCCCGGCGAAGATCGGCAGAGGTGATTTGCTGGGTCATAACCAAACCCTACAATGTGTAGGGTCACGCGACAAGCCCCGATCCTACATTCCATGCAAGGACACGGCGCGGCCGCCCCTTCATAATGTAGAGATGGCAGACGCTCCGTTCCCGAACCATGTCCGCGCTTGGCGAATGTTTCGCCACCTCACGCAGGAAGAGCTGGCGGAGGCTGTAGGATGTTCGACTGCCACTATTGGACACATCGAAACCGGCGTTCGCAGGTTGTCCGACAAGTGGGCGCACCCAATCGCAAAGGTCCTCAGCACGTCGCCCGGCTATCTGCTGGACCACGATCCCAACGACCTTCCGACCGCCATCCTCGACGTTTGGGCTGACATCCCCGAGGAAAGCAGGCCTCAGGCTCTTCGCGTGCTGGAGAGCTTCAAGCGGACAGGGACCGAAGGATGAAGCGACGGCTCGGTCGCAGCGTTGCTGCCGTCGCAGCGTGTGTGATCGTCATGGGCTGTGCAGATCAAGAAGCCAGAGACGCGGCCGACGAGGCCCAGGCACGAGCCGACGCCGCCTATGCCGTGTCTGACGAGGAGCGGCTGCGGGTTGACGACCTTGAGAGACGCCTAGAGCGCCTTGAGCAATACCGCTGACGCTAGTCTAGTTCTGGGAGGGCGCGACCGCCCTCAAAATGCGCCGTTGTCAAGGCATCCTTCAGGAATCATACTGGATAACGTGGCGGTACGGAGGGAATCGGTGAGGCTGACGCCAAACCATAAACGCATATTGGAGGCCACCCTGTATCTTGTGCAGGAGGGCGAGCGCAGGCGCGCGCCTGTCACGCAATATGAAATCGTGAAGTCTTTGTTTCTGGCCGATGTCGCCCATTTGGAGCGCTACGGCCGGCCTATTACTTTCGACAACTACGCTGCGTTGGAGTTCGGCCCTGTGCCCGAAGCGGCATATGACATGCTGAAGCCGAACTACAATCCAAACCACTACTTCGCTGATGAAGCATGGCCGCCTTGGCGTCGAGAGCACGCTCACAATCGCGCCTACTTCTATCGCGGACCCCGCCGTGATCCTAACCTTCGCGTGCTGTCGAAAACGGATACGGCGGCGCTATCTGCCGCGCTAGATGAAGTGAAGAGCCTGCGCTTCGGCGGCGTCGTTGATAAGACGCATAGGAACCCTGCGTACACAGAGGCTTGGAATAGCCGTGGTGAAAAGGGCTCCGCGCCTATGAACTACGCGCGAGTGATGTCTGAGCCCGACGAAGAGCTCGCAGCAGATCTCGCTGAGGCATCGCGTTACGCCTGATGCACAAGCCGGGAGAGGTGGTGCTGTTCTGGAGCGGGAGCGCCGGGAAAGAGAAGTTCCACCTCTGCGTCAGTCTTGCCGGCCGGTACCTCTATCTCAACTCGCCAAAGGTGCGCGTCTACGAGGGCGACTTGTCGCTTCCATGCACGGACTTCCCATTTCTTGATCCCACGCCTTCGGGGCAATCCATCGTTTGCTGCACCCTCGTGCTTGCTCCTACGCCTGCCGACCTAAAGGGCCGGCGCATGGAGGTGAAGGGAGTGGTTGGCGCTGATGTGCTGATGAAGATTGTAGAGTTCGTGGAATCCAGCGACGTGATCGCTGATGAGGAACGGGACCAGATACTCGACGGCCTCGGAAACTGGCTCTGACAGCAAAACGGCGGCCCCTTATGGAGCCGCCGTTGGTCGTTCCAGGATGGCTGCGAGTTAGCTGAGAAGCTGTGCTTTCTTCGCTTGGAACTCGGCCTCAGTGAGGATGCCCTTCTCTTTCAGGTCGCTCAACTTGGCGATTTCATCGGCATGGCTGAAGCCGGGAGGAGGGGCCGTCATGCGTCGCGCCGCCTCTCCCTGGGGCTTGAGCATGATGGCGTGAATGATGGCCACGATGAAGATCGCAGCGCCGTAGATCCACCACAAGAAGAATGGCCCATGACCCTTGTTCTTAGCAACGGCCGCCGGGATGAGGCCGATGAAGGCGGCTATAATCAGGATTTCCAAATGCTTCCCCCTAGCGGCCCCCTGCCGCTCTTGATCATCTTGCGTATCACAGCCAGTGCGGGTGTCTAGGCCGCCAGCACGTCGTGGCGGGGCGTGTCGCCCATAAGCGCGATCATCTTTGGTTCATCCCAAAGATCTTCGTCTGGATGGCCCTCCAGGCTGAAGACTGCAACGCCGTCCGCCCCGGTCAGCAGAATGTCCGCCCCGGCGCGCGCCCGATCCTCGTTCAAGAACTGTCGCACCTCACCGCCGACCAACCGGCCGCCCCGGCGCCAGAACGCCTGAGCGCAATAGATCGTCTTTCTGGCCATCTACCGTCTCCTCTCTCTCCCGTTAACGAATCGCCGGTTTTGCAGCCAAGTCGAGTCCTAGCGCGAGAGGCTACGTCCGGATTTGGCGTATCCATGCCTACAAAAAGTAGGAATAGGGGCTAGACGCAATCCCTACGATGTGTAGGATGGCTTCAACAACGGAGCCGCACTCATGCAGACCCAAGCCACCACCCCGAACAAGCGCCAGCTCGCCAAAGCCGCGACCCGCGCCAAGCTGATCGCCGCCGCCCGCAAGCTTTGGGCTGAGCCCGGCACCTATGAAGCCATCGGCATCCGCGAGATCGCCGACGAGATGGGCATGTCCACCGGCGCCGTCTTCGCCAACGTCGCCAGCAAGGCGGACCTGTGGCGGATCGCCATGCGCTATGAACCGCCCGTCGATGGCCCCGCCGTCCGCAAGCTGCTGCGCGCTGAAGCGGGCCGCGCCGCCTGCGCTGTCGCCATCGCCGAACGTGAGGCCGCGTGATGGCCGCCTCCACCCAACGCCGCCCCGGAAAGCACGAAGCCGCGCTTCGTCTGCTGCCGGAAGGCGCACAGATTGCCGATCAGGTCTGGGCCGGTTCGCCCAGCGAGGCCGCTGCGACCGCCCGCCAGATGGCGCTTCACGCCGGATCGTCCGCCGCCGCCCTGCGCGACTTCGGCCCGCACCGGAATGACGAAGGCGACAGCGCCATCCGCGCCGCCCTCTACGACTTTCAAGCCATGGAAGAGGGCAGGGCGAACGCCGACCTCGACTATCTGATCTCGGTCGCTAAGGGCGACGCCCTGACCGCCTACCTCGCCCGCAAGGAAATCGGAGAGCGCAAGGCTGCTGAATGGCGCCGTGAGCTGACCGTGGCGAAGGCGGCGATGTTCTCGGCGGTGGCGGCATGATCGGCGACCGTTTCATCATCGTGCCGTGCGAAGCGCCGGAGGCCGAAGGTATCTCGGTCATCTGGGACCGCGAGGCGGAACAGGTCATCGACGTTATGACCCCAGAGGAAGTCACGGCCTACTTCGAACAGGGTGGTGACCTGTGAACCGCATACGCGCCATCACCGCCCTCAAGGACAGCGTAGGCCCTACAGCCGTTGACGCCGCCATCGAGGCGATCCGCGACTTCCGCGAACGCTGGGGTCCGACCTGCGAGCCCGAAGAGGACGCGCTGACCCGCGAAATCCTCGGGACGCTGATCGACCTTCAGGTCCGCTCCGTCACGAGGGCCGTCCGGCTGGGCGAGGCCATGAGCCGCCGCCTGAACGCCGCGAACGATGCTGACCCCACCACCCCTGACACAGACCCTTCCGGTTCGGCCCTGGCTGTTCCGGTGAGCATGGGAGCCGCAGCCTAATGGCCTACGAATATGTGAAACAAGCGTACGGCGTGAACCCGGTTCCCGGTGCGCGCGTCCGGCACACGGTGACCGGCAAGTTCGGTAAGATCGCGGGCAAGAAGGCTTACGACAACTACGTCCACGTCGTGTTCGACGGCATGAAGTTCTCGACGCCCTGCCACCCGAAAGAGCTGGATTACAGCCCCGTGGAGGCCGCAGCGTGACCGACCTCCGCATCATCCCGGCCGATCCGCTGTTCCCCGCCGCCCGCGCCACCGGCAACCGTGACCGCTCCATGTCGGTCGTCGGGTCTGCTGATCCGGTCGGGCATTGGGGCGACCCGCGCACCGCGCCGTTCGACGCCCGCGCCACGCCGTTCCGGCTGCTGGCCCTCGTTCCCGCTCTGCTGGCCTGCATGGCGCCCGTCGCCGCGCTGGCCCTGCTGTGGAGCCGCCTGCCGTGACCGACACCCTTTTCCCCGCAGCAGAGACCGGAGAGGCCCAAGAAGCCCTCCGGGATGCTGCCGAACCTTCGGAGCAATCCATGACTGAGCAATCGTCGCCTAGCAGCGCCCTCCGCACTTCGGTTCATACCGACAAGTTCGATGTCGCCTTGGCAAAGGCTCAGGTCGAGCTGGAAAACCCGGCGAAGACCAAGACAGCCAAAGTAAAGGGCGTTTCCAAGAAGACCGGCAAGGACTTCGAGATGTCCTACACGTATGCCGACATAGGCGACGTGCTGGCTTCCTCGCGCCCAATCCTCGCCAAGCACGGCATCTCCATCACGCAAGTGCCGATGCCGCGCACCAACATGATGATGTTGGTCACGCGCCTGTCTCACGCAGGTCAGTGGATCGAGGGCGACTACCCGGTCTGCCAAATCGCTGCTGACCATCAGCAGATGGGATCAGCGCTCACCTATGCCCGTCGCTACGCACTGACGGCGATGATCGGTGTTGCGGCAGAGGATGACGATGACGGCGCGAATGCCGCGTCGCCGCAACGCCCGGCTGGAAACCATCAGCATCAGCAGCAGCAGCGCGAACCGGACTTCCCCAGCGCCGCCGCTCAATACGCCGCCGACCAACTGCGCCAAGCCAAGACGAAGGAAGAGTTCACCCACTTCTGGGAGGGCCAGAAGAGCGGCCTTCGCGAAACGCTGGACGACGGCAACTTCGCCCACGTCATCGGCGTGATGCGCACCGAGGCCAAGCGCTTCGCCGAGGCTCCGACTGAGAAGCCCGCCTCCGAAGAAACCCCCTTCGATCAAAAGGAAGCCGCCTGATGTTCTACGTGAACTCCAAGGGCCAAGACGTCGTGATCGCTGACATGGCGTATCCGCACCTGGCCAGCGCCCACGCCAAGCTGGTCCGCGAACAGCGTGACGGCCTGCGCCAGGCCGAGATCGACGCCATGGCTGCAGAACTGCAGCGCCGGGACGACGCCTTCGCCGCTGAGCAAGCTGCTCAGTCGGAGGATGCGGCATGAGCGCCGAGCCCATCCACCTGTCGAACTCGACACCCTTCGACCTGATCGCCGAGGACGCGGAGTCGTGGCTGGAAGAAGCCCGCAACTGGGCCGACGGAGCGACCATCGAAACCCAAAAGCAGGCTGACGCCGTGTCGGCTGTGATCGACGCCCTGCGTAAGTCGGCCGACGCCGCCGAGAAGCAGCGCAAGGTCGAGGTGAAGCCGTTCGATGACGCCAAGGCGGCGGTGCAGGACAAGTATGCGCCGCTCTTCGCTCCGGCGACGAACAAGACGCCCGGCAAAGTCCACAAGGCTGTCGCCGCGCTCAAGGCCGCCTTGGCGCCGTATCTGCGCAAGCTGGACGACGAGAAGCGCGAGAAGGAACGCATCGCCCGCGAGGAAGCGGAGAAGGCCGCCCGTGCCGCCGCTGAGGCCATCCGCAACGCCGACGCGGCCAACCTGGAAGCCCGCGAGGCCGCCGAAGATAAGATCCGCGAGGCCGAAGACGCTCAGCGGGCGGCGAAGATCGCAGCGAACGACCGCGCCCACGCGACGGGTGGTGAACGGGCCATGGGCCTGCGCACCAAGCACGTCGGGACCATCATCGACCTGAACGAGGCGGTGAAGTTCTACTGGCGCCAGGACGATGGCCCGTTCCGCCGTCTGGTCCAGAGCATGGTCGACGCTGACGTCCGCGCAGGCCGCCGCGGTTCGATGATCCCTGGCGTGGCGATCACTGAAGAGCGCGTGCTGTGAGCCGGTTCGCCATCCCCCTGAACGCCTTCACCCGCGAACGCGCCCACGCCTGGGTCGAAAAGGCCTGCCGCGAAGGTCTCGGCATGGTGATGGAGGTCCGCGACGGGAAGCGCTCGGACGCTCAGAACGCCGCCCTCTGGTCACTGCTGGGCCAGATCGTCAAACAGCGCCCCGAGCACAACGGCGTCCAGATGGATGCCGAAACGTACAAGGCTTTGTTCTTGGCGGCGCTTGGGCGTGAGGTGCGCTTTGTGCCGACCCTTGACGGCACCTCCATGCTCCCGCTCGGGCTTCAGTCGTCCAAGCTCACCAAGTCCGAGTTTTCGGATCTCATTGAGCTGATCTTGGCCTGGTCCGCGCAGAACAATCTGACAATCGAGCACTTCGACGCCGATGCAGACTTGCGGAGGGCGGCATGATCAAGGAGCACCCTCTCGCTGATCGGATACTGCGCCGCGTCGAATACGACACCGTGGGCGGCTGTTGGCTGTGGTCAGGCGCGATCATCGCAAATGCCGGCTACGGCAACTTGCCCATTCGCGGGAAGAGCGTCGCGGCTAGCAGAGCCGCATGGATGGCCTTTAAGGGCCCCATCCCGGACGGCCTGATGGTCTGTCACAAGTGCGATGTTCGCCTTTGCTGCAACCCAGATCACCTCTTCCTCGGGACGCAGAAAGACAACATGGCCGACATGACCGCCAAGGGGCGCGGTGTCGTCGCTCGTGGTGAAAAGAGTGGCAAGGCGCGGCTGACCGACGCTCAGGTCCGCTCGATCAAGGCTCAACTCCTTCATGGCAGCACGCAGCGAGGGCTGGCCGCCAAGTTTGGCGTTCACCCGGCCACCATCCAATCCATCGCAGACGGCCGGTCGTGGCGTCACATCGGGGAGGCCGCATGATGGTCACCGCTCAAGAGCGCGACATCATCCGCGCCGCCGCCCGCATCAAGTCGGCCCAGCGGAAAGAGGCCAAAGCCAAGATCAAGGGTGAACGCAAAGCCCGAGGAACCGCCACGCGCGGTCGCGAGACCGACACGGGGTTCCTCGCCTTCCTGCGCCGCCAGCCGTGCGCCGTGCGCCACATGGGCGGCTGTGACGGCCCGGTGGAGGCTGCGCATGTCCGCTATAGCGACGCGGCGGCTGGATCAGTGAACCCGGGCATGCAGCGGCGCAATCACGACCGTCACTGCAACCCGCTCTGCCACCACCACCACCAGCACGACCAGCACAAGCGGAATGAGCGCGCCTTCTGGGCTGCTGCCGGCCTCGATGCCTACGCGTCCGCCGCTCAGTACTACGCCGAATATCAGGGCGCCGCCCCTTCCTCCAACAGGGAGGGCTAGAGGATGGGCGAGCTTCCCGCTGGACCATTCGGCTGCATCCTGGCTGACCCGCCGTGGTCGTTTCGGACCTACGACGGCAAGTCGGCTGTGCCGACGGTCGCGCCAGATCCCTACGCCACGATGTCGATCGCGGACATGAAGGCATTGCCGGTTTCTGAGGTCGCGGCGCCCGACTGCGCGCTCTTCATGTGGATCGTGGGCGCCCATCTTCTTGAAGCCATCGACCTCGCGGGTGCCTGGGGCTTCGCCTACAAAACCGACGCCTTCATCTGGACGAAGATGCGCGGCGACACGCCCGATCTGTTTCGGCAGCAGCACAGCATGGGCATGGGATACTGGACCCGCAAGGAAGCGGAGACGTGCTTGCTGTTCACGCGCGGCCGGCCAAAGCGGCTCGGCAAGGGCGTCCGCCAGATCATCGAGGCTCCACGCCGCGAGCACAGCCGCAAGCCCGACGAGACCCACGCCCGGATCGAGGCGCTGGTCGCCGGTCCCTACCTCGAAATGTTCGCCCGCGAGCCGCGTCCAGGCTGGACCGTGTGGGGCAATGAAACCGCCAAATTTGGAGCAGCCGCCTGATGTCTGACCAGACCATCACATCGCTGACCGAGAAGCTGCCCGCGCCGCGCCTGCAAATGAGGTGGGAACGTCGCGCCGATCCCCACGACATGGATTGGGACGGAGAGCTTTCCTGGAACTGCCATTACGAGCTGGTCTTGCCGCTCGGCGAGCACGACATCCGGCGCGAAATCTACAAGGACGGCGAGCAAGTCGGGGAGGTCGAGGAGCTGGTTGTGCCCATGAAAGGGCCGACCGTGCGCGGCTCAAATGGCCGAACGCCGTGCATGGATCGTGACGGACAGTATTGGTTCGACGACCCAATCCGCGATGGCTGCCATGCACAATGGGACGCTGCTGCTATCGGCAACCCGCCGATCTACGTCATCGCACCTGACGGACATCCTATCCTCCGCGCCCAATCGGAGGCCCGCGTCTGATGGGGGAGAAGCAGGGACATACGCCGGGGCCTTGGCGGATAGACGTCAACGGCTCCGAGGACTGGTCGGTCGATTACGACGGCCCTTCGTCCACCTACATGACCATCTGCGGCGCCCGTCCGCAGCCAGTCTGTTTCGCTGTTGAGCCGAGCGCATACGGCAATGACGAAGAGGTGGAAGCCAACGCCCGCCTGATCGCCGCGGCGCCTGATCTGCTGGCAGTCGCGATCAAGAGCCACCAACCGTATGTCGGCCTCGACGAGGAGGACATCCGCTGCCTCTACGGCGCCGATGAAGCCGATCTCACCATGGCGCTGCGTGACGCCATTTCCCTCGCCACCGGAGAAGACAGCCCCGCAAATGAGGGGGAGGGCGCGTCGTGAGGGTGCTCGACCTGTTCTGTAACGCGGGCGGCGCTGGCATGGGCTATCACCGTGCCGGGTTCGAGGTCGTCGGCGTCGATCTGGAGCCGCAGCGCAACTATCCGTTTGCCTTCATCCAGCACGACGCTCTGACGCTTGATCGACGTTTCCTGCGGTCCTTCGACGCCATCCACGCCTCGCCGCCCTGCCAGGGCTATACACCGATGCGCCACGCCCCTGGGGCCAAGGGAGCGCCGCTGTTGATCGAACAGACGCGTGCGATCTTGAAAGCAGCCGGCGTGCCCTGGATCATCGAGAACGTTGAGGAGGCGCGATGGGCGATGGTCGATCCGATCACCCTCTGCGGCTCTATGTTCGGCCTCGGCGCCCAAGGGTGCCAGCTTCGGCGGCATAGGCTGTTCGAAAGCAACATCGCGATCAGCCCGCCATCCCCCTGTCAGCACGACGCCCGTCCGGTAATCGGCGTCTATGGCGGACATGCCCGGCGCCGCGCCGCATCGGCCGGCGGACGTGGAACCCGCGACGTTTGGGAAGGCGGACACCGTGCCGCGATGTCGGAGGCCATGGGTATGACCTGGGCCACCTGCGCCGAAATGTCAGAGGCCATCCCGCCCGCCTTCACCGAACAGCTGGGCCGCCAACTGCTGGCCCACATCCAATCCTCTCGCCAGCCCCGGGAGCATCGCTCGTGACCCAAGCCCCCACACCCGGCCCGCTGAGCGGGGATGACGTGAAGCTGCTCGTGAAGGGCGATTTGTTGATGTCCCCAAACCGCCAGCATGTTTTGCGGTTCTGCCGCGTTTACGAGCCTTACGATTACCACGACAAGGCCGGTGTTTGGCTGTCAGGCGATAGCGGCAAAGAAACACTGATCCGAGACACGCACTACGGAGATTTCAACTTCATCGGCCGCCCTGACGAATCCGGCTGGATGCCGTGGTCTGGCGGCGAGAACCCGGTGCCGGGGCGGATGGTGGAGGTTCGCTGGACCAATGGTCTTGTCGAGCAATACTACAGCGACATCGTTTCGTGGCGCAAAGGTGGCGTCATGGTCGAAGCCTTCCGCCTCGCCCCCACCTCTCCGGTCGAAGCGAGCGGGCCGGAGCGGGAGACCGTCTTCGATGGCGAGGCGCATGATTTGGTGCAGACCGCTCAGGCCCTAGCCATAGCGATTGAGCGTGTGCCGGACTGGCTGATGAACGATAATCTGCTCACCGCTCATTGCCACGCCGAAGTCCTGATCGCGGACCTTCCGGCCGCCCTCCGCCCCCAACCGAGCGGAGAGACGCGGTCGGGCGTCTATGTGGCCAGCCGTGCAAGCGTCCCGGCGCGGGGCGAAATGTGGCGCACTCTTCGCGCTGGCGGCGCTCCGATCATCTCGACGTGGATTGACGAGGACGGCGAAGGCCAGAGCCACGACCTAGGCGAACTGTGGGAGCGCATCTTGCGCGAGGTCAACTCGGCCGAACGCCTGATCCTCTATGTCGAGCCTGACGACTTTCCGCTGAAAGGCGCGTTTATCGAAGTCGGCATGGCCTTGGCGGCTGGCGTCCCGGTGTTTGTCGTTTCGCCCGGCGTCGCCCTAGATGCCCGCTCGCTACGTCCGCTCGGATCATGGGCGCTACACCCTCTCGTGACCCTGTGTCAGACCATGGGCGACGCGCTGCATGGTTCCAAGCCCGCCCTCCTATCCGCCCGCCCCCTCGCCTTGGGAGGCCAGCAAGGGAATGATCGGGGGCGCATAGAGGCGATTGTGCGAGAAGCGGTCATTGCGGCTTCGGTCGATGTGCCTGAGAAGTTTGCTGATCGCGCCGCCATGCGGTTCGAGATCACGCAGAACGCCACCGACGCGCTCGTGTCCGCCCTCTCCACCACCCCCGCCCGAGCCGAGGCCCAGGACGAGGACACGCCCTGCACTGATTGCGGAGACACCGGCGTCACCCATCAAACGGAACGGCGGTGTTCGTGTCAGGAAGCCGAGGCCCAAGACGAAGGGGCGGCGGGGGACTTGCGCACGATTCTGCGCAACGTGGTCGCACACGCCACAGGCGGCTCCGTCCTGAACGGTGACGAGTTAGGCTTGAACGACATTTGCTGCCGTATCACTCAGATGCGCAACAAGGTATATTTGGCAGGCAAGGATTCAGCCCACCCATCCCCGACCCCCGCCGCCGATGCCGACAGGATGCGGATCGCGGTGGAGGCGTTGGAGCCGTTCGCGCGGCGAGCCGACTATTGGGAACAGGTCAACGGTAAAGGCGGCTCTGACCGCGCCGAAACAAGCCATGCAATCGGTGATTTCAAAAAGGCCCGTCAAGCCCTCGCCGCCCTGAAATCGGAGGGGAAGTAGATGGCTCTTTGGATACAGAACGTCACGGCCGATCCGTTCACACCAGACAAGCATCCCAGCGATTATGTGGTGAGGATTAACAACAGCCCTCCGCTTGCCTCATTTCAGCATTGTCGCATTGACGGTGCGGCTGAATGCCTGCGTGCAGCTGCTGACGCGGTGGAAGCCGCCCTGAAATCGACCGCCGCGAAGGAAGGGGGAGAGTGATGGGTGATCTGACCCTAGCCCTGAACGGCGAGTATTTCGACGCGATCCGTGATGGCTTGAAGGTCGAAGAGTTCCGCCTTCGCACGGACTATTGGCGAAAACGGCTGGAAGGCCGGTCCTACGACCGGATCGTCCTGACGCGTGGCTATCCGGCCCGAGACGACCACGCGCGACGACTAGTCCTGCCATGGCGCGGCTATCGCGAAATCACCCTCACTCATCCGCACTTCGGCACAGAACCGGTCGAGGTGTTCGCAATCAAGGTGTCCGACCAATGACCGCCCCCTCTAACGCGAACACGTCGGGGCTGGAGGCTGAAAAGCGGCTGAAAGCAATCGCAGCGGCTGTCGAGTTCGGCCCGGGAAACGGAATCCATTTCCGTGAGGAAGGCGCTGTGACCCTCGCCGCTGACATCCGCGAGGTTTTTGTCACCGCCGCATCCGCTCAAGCCAGGATCGACGCAGCAGAAGCCCGAGCGGATAGGCTGGCGAAGGCGTTGGAGGACATCGAGAACGTAGCGGACAGCTTCTGCGACGATTCAGCCGACCTTCTCGCCGGGCAAATCCGCATTCGGACCCGCGCCGCCCTACAGCAGGAGACACAGCCGTGAGCAATGAAGCCGCCAACGATGCGCTGCGCCTGCCAGATCGCTTCGTTCAGCTTGCAACAGATGCGGCTTGGGCGCGTAACGTCGATAAGGCCACAGCCATGATGGTTGATCTTGACGACCTCTATGCGCTCTTACTGGCAGCAAAAGCCGCCCCCGCATCGCCGCTGCCACGGGGCGGGTGGCAGGACATCAGCACCGCTCCGAAGGATGGGACGGTCGTTGACTTGTTCTATCCAGAAAGGGGTCGTCTCACAGATGCGACGTGGGGACCGACCGGCTGGGGGCGACATGAGTGGCGCGGTTCTCATACCGTCAGGATGATCCCCTCTGAAAAGCCCACCCACTGGATGCCGTTTCCCGCCGCCCCGACAGGTGACGCATGACAGACCATATCGGTGAGGCCACCAAAAAGGTCATCGACCTAGACGCGCTGGAGAAGCTGGCGGATGAGGCGCTGTTGCCGATGCCTGATAGGCGTCGTCGGTCATGGTTCAATCGCCAACGCCAGTTTTCGGAAGCCGCCAACCCCTCCACCATCAAAGCCCTGATTGCTGAACTGAAGGACCGTTGTGAGGCGATGTGGGCGGCCGAGGTTGCAGCCAAGGACCTGCAAGAGAACGGCATTGATAAGCTTATGGACACCTTCGAAGGCAAGGGGGTCGATTACGCGGAAATGGTCGCCATCAGGTCTTGCCTATCCAATATCCGCGCCTTCCTCGCCCGCAATGGGAAGGGGGAGGGATGAGCGCCGTCGTACTGATCTGCGCGACCCTACTCATGAGCGATGGCGACAGCGGCTGGTGCGTCACCGCCGACGGCGAGCGCCACCGGTTGCGTTTGGCTGGGATTGATACCGGGGAAGTCGCGCCCTTCACCCGCTGCCGCCAGCGGCCGGATGTCTGGGCTTGCTCGCCCGTCGCCCGGTCCACGGCTTCGGCCGCGGCTGCCCGCGCCCGTCAGTTGGCCAGCGCCAGCGCCCGCTGCACGATCACCGACACAGATCGGTATCGCCGCAACGTCGCGGTCTGCACGGCCAGGGGGCGCGATCTGGGCGCCCAGCTGGTCCGCGAGGGGCTGGCCATCAGCGAGACGAACTTCGGAGATCCATACCGGCGCGATGAGAACGCAGCCCGGAGAGAACGCAGGGGAGTGTGGAGATGAGCGCGAACCTCAAATGCCGCACCGCTGACCGGCCGGCGCCGGAAGATTGGACCGACGATGATCCGATGACGCTGGCCGAGTTTGTGTCCGTTTTTGGCGCAGTGCTCCCTATAACGGTTTCGGCCATGCGGACGGAGATCGCCCGCGGGCGCTTGACGGCCTCCCGAGTTGGGGGCTCCTACTTCGTCACCCCCGCTGCTGTGAAAGCCCTCTTTCGATGCCCCGTCAGTCCAAAGGCCCGCGCCTCTACCTCCGCAAAGGCCGGATCGACAACCGGACGGGCCAGCAGCTCCCCGACCGTTGGTTCATCCGTGACGGAAAGAGTGAGGTTGGCACAGGCTGCAGCGTCGAGCGCCTGGACGACGCGGAACGACAACTCGCCGCGTTCATCGCGGAAAAATGGGCCAAGCCAGTCGGCAACAGTGATCCCGCTCAAGTCCTCGTAGCTGACGCCCTCGCGCTCTACAGCATGGAGCGCGGCCCTCAGCTCAAGGCGGATCCCGCGACCATGAAGGGGTTTGTCGACCACCTGAATGCCTTCTGGGGCGAGCAGACGCTCTCGGACGTCAAGCGGTCTTCCTGCAATGCCTATGTCCGCCACAGGACGTCCCAGGTCATCCGCACCGGCTCGACCGGGCGAAAGGTGTCTGCGCAGACAGCGCGGCGCGAGCTGGAGGTTCTATCGGCGGCGATCGGCTTCTGGGATGCAGAGCATCACCTGACGCGCCGGCCGATGGTCGTCCTCCCAGAGAAGGCGGAAAGCAACCGGGACGCCCTCACGCGATCGCAGGCGGCAGCCCTTCTGCGCGCGACCATGCAAAGGGGCGATTCGTCATCCGGCCGGGAGAACCGGGCGCACCTTCGTCGCTTCATTCTGATCGGGCTTTACACCGGTACCCGCTCGACAGCGATCAAGCGTCTGTCGTGGTTGGAAAGCCTGAACAACCCCTGGGTCGATCTGGAGCGCGGCATCATCTATCGGCGCGGCCGGAATGAAAGTGTCGCAGCGAACAAGAAGCGGCCTCTGGTGAAGTTGCCGCCCCGGCTTCTGGCGCACCTCCGGCGTTGGCGCAGCATCGACGAGAAGAGGGGCTTGGCGATCGTCATCCATCATGGCGGGGAGCAGATCGGATCGGTGCGGACGGGGTTCGCCGCATGCGCCAAGGCGGCCGGGCTTTCGGGCGTTACGCCGCATTGGCTCCGACACACGGCGGCGACTTGGCTGATGGAACAAAACGTCGATGGCTGGGAAGCGGCGGGATATCTCGGCATGACGACAGCGACCCTGGAGAGCCATTACGGGCACCACAGGCCGGATCACCAATCCGCCGCGCGGCGCGCGATGCGCTGA